TCCGGGGCTGGCTGCAGTCAACGCGCCTCCGGTGTCCTGGACGCCGCTGCCGGTTGTAGTTTTCAATGGCACCAGCCACCTTATGACCGGCGCGGCGATCAGCAATTACGCCCCGACCACAGGGTTTGCGTCGATCGCGGTGGTGCGGGTGACAAACGCGCAAGGTTGGATAGGCAATGGCGACGGCGCTCCTCCGGTCTGGGCCGATGCCCAAGGATGGGTTGGCATGGCTGTGAAGCAAAGAGCAGGCGGGCAGTTTCAGGGTGGCCTCTATATCTACAATTCGGGTGACAAAACGGTTTGGGCGGATTTGACATCATCGACAGCCCCCGAGGCGGGGATCATCTATGTCGAGTTTGCGTCCGCGTCGTCCCATACCGTGGCGACGAACATGAGCGCCGCAGTAACAACTGGTAACCCCGCAGGTGCCCAAGGTGGGAATGCAGGGGTTTCATATCGCCTGGGCGTATCCAATAAATTTCTCGGGATGGAACTGGGCGAACTGTTGCATTTCGCGCCGGGCCTAAGCCCGGCCCAGCGTGCCAAAGTCGAGGGCTATCTGGCGTGGAAGTGGTCGTTGCGGCCCCGTCTGTCGGTTCCGGTGCCCCGGCATCCGTTCGCCAATCGTCCCCCGCTGATCGGAGCCTGATATGCTGCGTCCCAGAGCTCCTTTGCTGAAAAGCCTTGGGGGCTTCGCCGAGGGCGCTGGCAGCGCGCAGGGCATTGCGTCTGTCCAAGGCCAAGGTCCAGCGCAGGCCGAGGGCGCTGGCAGCGCGCAGGGCATTGCGTCTGTCCAAGGCCAAGGTCCAGCGCAGGCCGAGGGCGCTGGCAGCGCGCAGGGCATTGCAGCGGTCACCGGCCAAGGTGCTGCGGTTGCGGCGGGGTCCGGTGCCGCATCTGGCAGCGCGGGCGCAACCGGGCAGGCCCCGTCCGTTGCCGCCGCCACAGGCGCGGCGGTCGGGTCTGCCAGCGTTTCGGGTTTCAGCCCGGAGGCGACCGGGTTTACCAGCGCCACCGGTGCGGCCACCGGCCAAGCGACCGTCACCGGACAAGCCCCGGTAAAGGCATCGGGCGCGGGCACCGTATCGGGTGCGGCTACGGTGGCGGGGCAGAGCGCGCCGATTGCATCCGGTACGGCAAGTGCTGGCGGCGCGGCAAGCCTCCAAGGCCAAGGCCCGGCGCGGGCCGCCGGGACCGGTGCCGCGCAGGGATCGGCCCTTGTTGACGGGCAAAGCCCGCCATCGGCCACAAGATTGCCCGCCGTTTATCTCGGCAAGGGCGCGGCCATCCGTGCCGCGCCTTCCATCCCCGTGCGGTGGCGCACCGCGCATGTCGCACCAGGCAGGTGGAGATCAGCATGACGACCAGACGGACGCTCCCGCGCTTTGGCAGCTACACCAACATCGATCTTGTGGTGCGCATCCCCGTCAGCTTTGACGCAGGATCGGCTGTCACGTCGCTGGCCGGTGCGGAGGTCGATGCGCGTGCGCTGTCGTCCGGCGGAATCGTGATCCTCGGGCAGGCGGTGGTGGATACCGACAACACAACCATCATCGCCACCTTCCCGCGCGGCACGCTGCCGCCCGGTGTCAGCGAATGCCAGGTCTGGGCGCGGGTCGGGGCGCAGGCCGCAATGCCTTTTGTCTTTGAGGCCGAAGTCAGGCCGGGCCTGCGCCCGGTCGAGTAGGGGAACCCTTCGCATGTCGCTAATCGAACGCGCGCTTGCGCGCCTGGGATCGGTTTTGCCTTCGGCGCGGGAACCCGCACGACCTGGGCCGGGCGCGTCCTTCATGCGCGGGGGAAGGTCCGTCGCCATGTCGGCGTGGCGGCCCGCGTTGCGGGATTCGCAGGACGATGTGAACGAATCCTGGGACATCGCGATGGCGCGGGTCGTCGATCTGGTCCAGAATTCCGGCTGGATTTCCGGGATGGTCGATCAGGCGGTGGCAAACACCGTTGGCGTCGGTCTGCGCCTGTTCCCGAAGCCCGAGAACGCCTTGTTCGGCATGTCGGAGGCGGACGCACGGGCCTGGGCAAAAACCGTCTCGCAGCGCTGGGATACCTGGAGCCGCACGGCCCAGGAATGTGATATCCACGGATTGCGGAACCACGGCCAGATGCAGGCGACGGCTTTCCGGTCATGGCTGGCAACCGGCGAGATCCTTGCAGAGCTGCCGTGGCGCAAGCGCCCCTGGAACCGGTACGGCACCAAGGTACGCCTGCTGTCGCCGCACCGGCTGTCGCGCAAAAACGACAGTATGATGCGGCTGGTGAACGGGGTTTACCGCGACGCGGACGGGATGCCGATTGGCTACCTTGCCACCCGCACAGACCCGATCCTTGGCACGGTGGAATACAATGTGGCCGCGCGCGACGCCCTCGGGCGGCAGCGCGTCATCCACGCCTTCGACGGGCCGCCGGAAACCTATCGCGGGATCAGCCCGATGACGCCGGTCATTCAGGTGGCTCGGCAGTTCGACCAGCTGTCCGATGCGACCCTGACGCAGGCCCTTGTCAAATCGCTGTTCGCCGCGACGATCACCGGGGATGCGCCGACCGAAGAGGTCATGGAGGGGCTGCTGACCCCGAAAGAACGCGCCCGGATGATGTCGGAAGGCATTTCGCCCGTCGAATCCTACCTTGAAATGGTGGGCGGCTTTTATGACGGGTCCACGGTCAATGTCGGCATCAATGGCCGGATTGCCCATCTGTTCCCCGGCGAGGAACTGAAGCTGCACACGTCGTCCGCACCAAGTTCGGATTACGAGCAATATGCCAATCACCTGCTGCGCGAAATGGCCCGCTGCTGCGGGCTGACCTTTGAAAGCGCGACCGGCGATTACCGCGAGGCGACCTATTCGTCGATCCGCATGGCGACCGGAGAAGTGTACGCGGTCACCGCCATGCGCCGGAAGAACATCGTCACGCCCTTCTGCCAGTCGACCTACGAGGCATGGCTGGAAGAGTGCATTTACACCGGCGAGATCGGTTTCCCCGGCGGCTATGAGGGGTTCCTTGCGAACCGTCTTGCGGCCTGCCGGTCGGACTGGCGCGGGTCCCCCAAGCCGCAGGCCGACGACCTGAAGACAGCCAAGGCGCATGAAATCTGGAAGCGGCTTGGCGTGATGTCCGACGAAATGATCGCGTCGGATATCGGGGTGGATATCGAGGACGTCTATGCGGCCCGCGCCGCAGAAATGGACCTTCGGCGCGAGTACGGGCTGGCGGAGGCGGAGCTTATGCCCGCCACGGGCGGCGCGCCGGGCAATGCCGGGGCCGGGGCCGATGAAGAGGATGAGGAGGATATCTGATGTCCATCACCTTGGACGACGCGGACCCCTGCGGCACCGCGTCTGCGCTGCGGCAGGCCTATGCCGATCTTGTGGGCGGCGGGCGTCCGATGACCGTCGCCTTCAAGGCGGGGCCAAACGGGGTTGAGCGGTCGGTCACCTACAACAGGGCGGAACCGGGCCGGCTGCTGATGCTGGTGCGGGAGTGGGAAGCGAAATGCGCGGCGGCGCGCGGCGACAAGCCGCGCCGGTTTGCCATGCGGGGCGGGGGATACCGATGACCGACACCACCCAAAACCGGCCCATGATCGTCCCGCCGCAGGCCGGGCCGACGCTTGTCCGGATCGCCGAGCGCGTGCTGGGCCGCCCGCTGCTGATCCATCCGACGAAGGCCGAGATTATCCTGCAGGTCCTGCAGGGCCGGATCGCTGTCGATGCGTCTGATCTTGCCCCGCTGTCGCCCGACGCCAACCGTTTCATGGGCAACAACGTCACCCAATCGGGGACGGCGCTGCGGCAGAACGGGGTGGCCATCATCCCGGTTATCGGGTCTCTCGTGAACCGGGGGGCCTGGATCGGGGCCTCTTCCGGAATGACTTCTTACGAGGGGCTGTCTGCGCAGCTTACCGATGCGTTCAACGATCCGAACGTCCACACGCTGTTGCTGGATATCGACAGTCCCGGCGGCGAGGCGACGGGGATGTTCAGTCTGGCCGCCAAGGTCCGGGAGGTCGCGAAGTCAAAGCGGGTCGTGGCGGTGGTCAATGACATGGCGGCCAGCGCTGCCTATGGCATTGCATCGGCTGCGGACGAAATCGTTGTTTCGCCGACGTCCATTGTCGGCAGCATCGGCGTCGTTCTGACCCATCTTGACCGATCCGGCGAGCTGGCGGCGAAGGGCGTCAGGCCGACCCTGATCTATGCGGGGCGGCACAAGGTGGACGGAAACCCCTTTGGCCCGTTGTCAGATGCCGTGATGGCCGACCTGCAGACCGAGGTCGCCACGTTCTACGATCAGTTCGTGGGTCTTGTCGCGCAGGGTCGCGGGGACCGGCTTACAGAAGACAGCGCCCGCGCCACAGAGGCGCGGACGTTCCTTGGTCAGGAGGCTATCGACAGGGGCCTTGCCGACCGGATGGCGTCTTTTGATGCCGTCCTTGATTCCCTGCAATCCACGAAACCGCCCCGACCGGGGCAAGGCAAAAAAGGAGGCCGCACCATGGCTGACCAAATGACGACCCCGGCTGCCGGGGTAACCCTTGAGGCCCACACTGCCGCCGTCAACGCGGCGCGGGCCGAGGGAGAGGCCACGGGCCGCAAGGCCGGGGCGACCGAGGCGACGGCGCGCATCGGGGCGATCCTGTGCAGCGACGCGGCGAAAGGAAAGCAGCGTCTGGCAATGACGCTGGCCTTCGACACCGCACTTTCGGCCGAGGAGGCCGAAAAGGCGCTGTCCGCCGCCGCGTCGGAAGAAGCACCGAAAGCCGTGGCAGGCCCCGCGCCCATTGAGACCCGGGCGTCTGGCCTCAACGAGTTCGGCGCGGGCGGCCCTGCGCCAGAGCAAGGCGCGCGGTCCAAAGCCGCGTGGTCCGCAGCTGTCAAGGAGGCCAACAAGAGCATCGGCGCGGTCGCCTGAGGCCGACCAGCCCCAACCCCATTTTAACGTGAGGAGTATCGGCAATGCCGAACCTGTTTAACGAAGGCCGTCACAACGGCGAAGGCCTGCTTTCGGAGGCAACGGGATCGCGCAGCCGCGCGGCCATTACCGTCGCATCCGGAGCGGGCATTGTTGCAGCCGGGGCCGTCCTCGGCTTGGTCACGGCGAGCGGCAAATACGTCCTGTCACCCGCGACGGGTGCCGATGGGTCGCAGACAGCGGTGGCCATCGCGCTGTATGGATGCGACGCAACTTCGGCGGATCAGAAGATCACTGCCATCGTGCGCGACGCCGAATTCAATGGCAACGCCCTGACCGTACACCCGACGGTCAACACCGCCCCGCTTCGCACGGCGAAGGAAACCCAGCTGGCCGCTGTCGGCATCATCGTCCGCAACTAAGTCGCGGCGCAGAGAAAGGACACCTGAGCAATGCTCGATATTTTCAACTCTGACGCCTTTGGCGTCGTCCGCATGACGGAAGCCATGCGCGAAATCGCCTACGTTCCGGGGCGAATCGGTCAGCTGGGCATCTTCCAGACGGAGAGCATCGATACGTTGGACGTTGGAATTGAGAAGGCCAGCGCCAATTCGCTGCTTCTGGTCCCGTCTTCTCCGCGCGGCTCACCCGGGGACACGCGCGATCATGCCAAGCGGTCGCTGCGCAAGCTTTCGGTTCCGCACTTCCAGCGTAATGACGCGATCTACGCCGACGAGATTCAGTCGGTGCGCGCGTTTGCTTCGGAGACAGCGGTCGAAACCCTGGTGGGCAAGATTGCAATGAAGGCGGCAACGCATTCGGTCGATTTTGCGCTGACAGAGGAATACCACCGTCTGAACATCATCAAGGGCGGCAACCTGCTCGATGCTGACGGGTCGGTCCTTTACAACTATGCGACCGAGTTTGGCGAATCTTTGGTTGCCGAGCGGGATTGGGACCTGGACAACGCTGCCCCGGCTGAGGGCATTCTTCGCAAGACCTGTATGGTGGTGACGCGGCTGATTTCGGAAACCCTGGGCGGCCTGCCATATACGGGCATCCATGCCTTCTGCGGCGATGCCTTTTTCGATGACCTGATTGCGCACAAGGAAGTGCGCGAGACTTACAAGGGCCATACCGATGCGTCTACCTTGCGCACTGCCTACGGCAATTCGGGTGCCGGCGGCAGTTACGCCCGCTTTGAGTTCGGCGGCATTACCTGGGAAAACTACCGTGGCGGTGGCGGGACGTCTGTTGATACGGACAAGTGCCACATCTTCCCGCTGGGTGTGCCGACCCTCTTCAAGACGCTTTATGCGCCTGCGGACTATATCGAGACGGTCAACCGTCCTGGCCAGCGCCTCTATGCCAAGCAGTACGACATGCAGAACAGCAAAGGCGTCAACCTGGAATTCCAGATGAACGTCCTGCACTACTGCACCCGCCCGCGTGTCCTGATGCGCGGTCGCCGCACCTGATCCGGCGCGCCCCGCCCGCTGCGGCGGGGCGCGCCCCCAAGCCGGAGACCCCGCCATGCCATCGTTCTTTGACGCCCTAGACGAGGCCCTTTCGGCTGTCGTTCTGGACGCCTTCGGCGAGACCGAGGCGGCGGTTCTCCGGCCCCGGATGGCTTCGCAATACACCGAGCGGGCCGACGATCCGGACCGCGAGCCCGTCGATCTGTCCGGCGTCCTGTCCGTCGGCCCGGCGGTGGAGGACATGCGCGGCACGGCGCGCCATGACCGGCATACCGCCACGCGGCTTGCGACGGCGGCCGGCGAATTCTGGGTGCCTGCCTGCGTTCTTGCCGACATTCCCTATGACATCGCCGTGGGCGACCTGATCCTTTTTCCGGCGCGCGCCGATGCGGCCTATGCCGTGGTGTCGGTGCAGCGCACCGAACTTGGCGATGCGAACCTGATCCTTGTCATCGAAGATCAACCCGAGGTTTGACCCATGAGCCTGTCCCGTCTGGCGCTGCGCCTGGTCACCGTCCAGGCGCTGAAGAACGCCACGCTGGCCGGGCCGCGTGTTTATGACAGCGCCGTGGACCCCATCGACCTGCAGGTGCAGGACAGAAGGGAACCTTTTGCCGTTGTTCTGACCGACGACCACACCCGAACGACTGAGGGGCGCGACCTGCGCCACGGCAGCGACGTGTGCGATCTGGTCATCGAGATTGCGGTTGCCGCCCGCGTTGAGGCCAGCGTGCCCGGAGACGGCGCACCGCAGGACGTGGTTGTCCCGCACACCGATGCCGGGATGGAAATGGTGCTTGACCTGATGGGGCACCAGATCGCCGAGGCGCTGATGGGCGGGACCAGCCCCTATGCGGCGCTGTGGCGTGACTTTGCAATGACGGCAACCAAGATCGCCTCTCTGCGCGGGGCCGCGTCGGACAATGGCGTGCGCTATGCGGCGCGCCAGATCGTCATTTCCTGCAACCTTCTGTCGGACCCGGTGCGGGGCGAGGTTGCCGCACAGGGGCCGTGGGCCGCGCTGCTGACCCTGATGGAGGCCAGCGCCGAATTGGCCGGCCTTGGCGCGCTGTTGCGCCATGCCATCGAGGGAGACGCCCTTCTGCCATCGGAGGCTGTGGTCGCGTCGATCCTTGGACTGTCGCCTGCAACGGTGGACTTCATCGGCCTGACCCCGGCGCGGGACAACGGCGGGGCGGCGGTGCCGGTTTCTGAAATCGGGACGGACGCGCGGCCCTTTGGCGCGGGGGAATGACCATCCATGCGACAGCTGATCGAACTTGCCGCGCGGGTGGCGGAGCTTGAGCGGCGCATGGCCGCGTCGCACCGGGCGGGCGTGGTGGCGCAGGTGGACGCCGCCGGGGGCAGGGTGCGCCTGGACCTTGGCGAGGCGACCAGCGGCGGGCGGCTGCTGTCGCCCTGGGTGCGCTATGCGCAGATCGGCGGCGCGCTGAAGGTTCATGCGCCGCCGTCGGTCGGCCAGCAGATGACCATTATTGCCCCGGCGGGGCAGATGGAGCAGGGCACGGCGGTTCCTTTGGGATGGTCTGATGCCAACCCGTCGCCGTCCGCTGCGGGGGATCAGAACGTCATCACCTTTGGGGCTGTGACAATCACGGCGACGGCGGCGAAACTGACGCTGACCGTCGGGGGGAGTTCGGTCGAAATCACGTCCGGCGGCATCAAGCTGACCGCGCCGCGGATCGATCTGAATTGACCGGACCCGCAAAGACCGGGGGAGAGCGGAATGCCAGCCGTCGCGCGGATCGGGGACGCCTTTGCAACGGGGCACGGGTGCGACACGGCCAGCGTGATTGCGGGCGGGTCCGGCACGGTCTTTGCCAACGGGATTGCCGCCTCGCGGCTGGGCGATCCTGGCGCGGTTCATACCTATCCGGTCGGATCGGTCTGCGTGCCCCATACCGTTGCCATCAGCGGAGCGTCGGGCACCGTTTACGCCAATGGCATCCGCCTTGCGCGCGTGGGCGACGCGATAGACGCCGGAGCAATCACAGCGGGGTCCGGCACCGTGTTTGCAGGCGGCTGATGTCTGGCCCGCCAAATTGAGGAAATGACCATGACGACCGAAAATGAGTTCCGGGCCTATCTTGTCACGGAAAAGGCGGGGCGCTTTGTCGCGGGCCGCAACAACGTCGGGGTGGGGTCCGTGCTGACCTTGACGGCGCAGGAAGCGGAAGACGAGATTTTGCTGGGCACAATCGTGCCTGCCGAGACGGTCGATCCGGAGTCGGCAGAGGCAGGGGACGGAGGCCAGCACTCCGGACCAGCGCCGGACAGTCGGGAGCCGACCGAGGGACAACCCAGGAAACGGGCCAAGACGGCCCGGAAACCGGCTGAATAACCGGCATGACCGAATGTCCGCCCTGGAGTGGCGGGGAACGCGGAGCGCGGCCCTGTGGCCCGCTCCGTTGATCTTTCGCGGGGGGCGAAACCATGGCCGACCTTTCGGCAAGCCCGTCTGTGGGCATTGACGCCGACACCGGGCGTCGGATCGAGGGCTGGCCGCATGTCGCGCAAAGCCTGCGCGACATTTTCCTGACCGGCTTCGGCGAACGGCTGATGCGGGAATGGTACGGCAGCTTCGTTCTTGCGGCTCTGGGGCGCAACATCACCGCCGAGGAAATGCTGCCGGTCATCGCCTCGATCACCTCGGCCATCGAGCAATGGGAGCCGCGCTATGTGGTGACGGGCGTCGAGATTGGCGGCACGATCCGGGACGGACGTCTGTCGCTGACCCTGACGGGAGAGTACCGCCCGCGCGCGCTTCTGGGCGACGCCTCGGGCGACGAAGAACGGCAGGTCGTTCTGGCGCTGTCGCAATCGGGCATTTCGATGGAAGGGTAAGGCATGAGCGGAAGCATCGATCTATCGGCGCTGCCGATCCCCGATGTGCTTGAGACTTTGTCTTACGAGCAGATCGTCGCGGATATGAAGGCGGCGGTGGCAGCGGCAATGCCGGAAATGGCCCCCGTTCTGGCGCTTGAGGCGGAACCGGCGGTCAAGGTGCTGCAGGTCTGCGCCTATTTCGTGATGCTGACCCGCGCCCGCGTGAACGACGCGGCGCGGGCCGTCATGCTGGCCCATGCGACCGGGGCCGACCTTGAAAACCTCGGGGCGCTGTTTGACGTGGTCCGCCTTGTGACGGACCCGGGCAACCCCTCTGCGGTGCCGCCGGTTGCCCCGACCTTCGAGACGGACACGGCGCTTCGCGCGCGAATCCAACTAGCGCTGGAAGGCTTCAGCACGGCGGGGCCGCGCGGGGCTTATCTGTTCCATGCGCTGTCCGCAGATGGAGCGGTCCTGGACGCCGCGCCGTCCAGCCCGTCTCCGGGCGATGTCCTGGTGACGATCCTGTCAAGGGTCGGCAATGGGACGGCAAGTGCGGCCCTGCTGGCGGCAGTGACGGCGGCGCTGAATGCCGATGATGTCCGGCCGCTCTGCGACAACGTCGTGGTGCAGTCGGCAGGGATCGTCACCTATAGCGTGACTGCGCAGCTTGAGTTCTTTGACGGGCCGGACCAGACGGTCATTCTGACAGAGGCGCGTGCTTTGCTGGACGAGTATATCGCAGACTGCCGCCGGATTGGTCGGGCGGTGCGGCGTTCCGGAATCCTCGGTGCGTTGCATCGCAAAGGTGTTTCGCAGGTCACGCTGTCTTCGCCCTCGGCGGACGTCGTGCCAACGGCGACACAGGCGGCCTATTGCACCGCCATCAGCGTGACGGCGGCCTGACACCGGGGAACATCACAATGCTTGAGGAAGATGGATACCTGCCCCCGGAAGCGGGGCGGGCGGAAAAGGCATTGGCGGCGGGTGTGGCGATTGTTGCACAGGTGCCGGTGCCGAACGCCACGCTGTGGAACCCTGCCACCTGCCCCGCCGCGCTGCTGCCCTGGCTGGCCTGGGCATTGTCGGTGGATGAATGGGACGGCACCTGGCCGGAAGAGCGGCAGCGCGCGGTGATCGCCGCCTCGGTCGCGGTGCACCGGCGCAAGGGCACGCGGGGCGCGGTGATCGCAGCGCTGGCGGCGGCGGGATACGGCACGGCCACGCTGATCGAGCGGTTCGGGCGCGACTTTTACAGCGGCGGCAAGCTGCACAACGGCAGCATCGACCATGCCCCGGCGGATCACTGGGCTGAATACCGGGTGACACTGACGCGGCCCATCACCAACGCGCAGGCCGACCGGGTGCGCAGCATCCTGGCCGCCGTGGCCCCGCTGCGGTCACGGCTGAAGCTGCTGAGCTACGTGGCGGTGGCGAACCTTTACGACGCCGGTATCCGGCATGACGGCACATTCAACCATGGGGCGGCCTGATGGCAAACCTGACCGAAAACCCGGCCGTCTTTGAAAGCGGCATCTACCAGATTGAAACCACCGACCCGGTGCTGGGCGGCGTGCCGAACGTTGCCACGGGCGCGGGCATGTCGAACATCCCGCACCTGCAACTGGCCAACCGCACGGCCTTTCTGAAAAAGGTCATCGACGACACCGGGCTGGGCGCTGCGGCGGTGCCGCTGGTGACGCTGAACTCTGCCGCCGCGCGGCTGACGGGCAGCTATCGCTTTGCCTCGGGCGATGCGAACACGCCCGCGTCGGGCGTGGCGGGCACGGTCGAGGTGATTGCCGCCAGCGCCAGCGCGGTGAACCAGACGGCGATGGACAGCGCGTCGTCCCGCATGTTCACGCGGTTCTGGAACGGCACGGTCTGGTCGGCGTGGTCGGAAATCTGGCGCACCACGGGGGCGGCGGAAAGCCTGTCCACAATCGGGTGGCAACGCCTGCCGAGCGGGCTGATCCTGCAATGGGGCACGGCCACAAACTCTGTGACGCCTGGCAATCCGACCACCGTGGCTTTCCCGATAGCTTTCCCAAACAACGTTTTCGCCGTCGTGCCCGTGCCGATCACGACCAACACCAGCGGCGTCTCGGCGTGGAGCAGCAGCATCGCGACCGGCTCATTCACGATGCGAGCCTCGCTCGCAAGCCTTGGCGTGCAGTACATCGCAATAGGAAACTGACATGAGCACCCTCTTTTCCCCATCAACCGGATGGATCTACTCGACGGAGCTTCACGGCGGCGCAATCCCCGCCGACGCCGTGCCAGTCAGCGCCGAGGATTACGCGGCGCTGTTCGAAGGCCAATCGCAAGGCGCGCAGATCGTGCCCGGCCCCGGCGGTGCGCCGACCCTGCTTTGGCCCACCCCGCCCACGGCGGCGGAGCTGCTGGCGGCATGGCGCGCGGCCACGAAAGTTTCGGCCTTCCAGGCCAAGGGCGCCCTGCTGAACCGGGGCCTGCTGGATGAGGCCACCGCCGCCGCCACGGCGGCGGGCGGGCTGACCCTGCTGGCCTGGCAGACCGCCACCGAATACGCCCGCCTGTCCCCCGCCATCGTCGCCCTGGCCCCGGCCATCGGCATCACGGACGCAGCTGATCTCGACGATCTGTTCCGCGAAGCCGCCCTCATTTCCGCCTGAAATCGACGCAGGCGCGTTTCCGATAAGCGGACCCGCGCCGCCCCATCCGTTAAGCATAGGAGACCCGGCAATGGCCGATCCAGTCTTTGGACTATCCATCACGCGCGTCGATAATGAGCCGCGCTCTCCCGTCTGGTCCGACCTGTCGGTCCTTGGCATCATCGGCACGGCTCCGGCGGCGGATGCGCTGCTGTTTCCGCTGAACACGCCTGTCATGCTGTTTTCGGACGATGCGGCAATGCTGACCGCGCTGGGTGAGACCGGCACCCTGAGCGACGCGATCCGGCTGGTGAACGCCCAGCTTGGAGAGTTCCAGGCCTCGGCCCGCGTCATTGTCGTGCGCGTGGCCGAAGGCGTGGACGCCAACGCGACCATCGCCAATATCGTCGGCAACGGCACGACCACCGGCCTTGCCGCCTTCCTAGACGCGGGCGAGTTGCTGGGCTACACGCCGCGCCTGCTGGCCGCCCCCGGCTTCACCTCGCAGACGCTGACCGGTGTCGGCCCCATCACCGTCACGACGCCCGGCACCGGCTATACCAGCGCCCCCACCGTGACCTTGACCGGCGGCGGCGGCACCGGGGCTGCGGCGACGGCGACCGTCACGAATGGCGTGAGCGCCATCGCCGTCACGGCGGCGGGCACGGGATACACCACCGCGCCGACGGTCACGCTGTCGGCCCCTCAGACCCCAGGCGGCACGCAGGCCACGGCCACGGCCACGGTTTCGGGCGGCATCATCACCGGCTACACGATCACCAATCCGGGCAGCGGCTATACCTCTGCACCGACCGTCACCCTGTCGGGACCCGGCTCGGGCGGGGTCGGCACCGCATCGATCACGGGCCGCGTGTCGGCCATCACCGTGACCGCGCCGGGGTCGGGCTATACCTCGGCACCCACGGTCGGCTTTACCGGCGGCGCGGGCACGGGGGCGGCGGCTACCGCCACCACGGCCCTGCTGGCAAACGGGGTCTGTGCGGCCCTTCCGGCGATCTGTTCGGCGCTTCTGGCCCATGCCGTTGTTGACGGCCCTGCCACCACGATGGCCGCCGCCCAGGCATGGCGCGGCACGCTTGCCTCGACCCGCGTCATCGCCATCGACCCTGCGGTCAAGGTGCTTGAGGGGACGACGGTTGTGACGCAGCCCATGTCGCCCGCGATCCTTGGAATCGCGGTACGGCGCGATCACGAAAAGGGCGGGTTGCCGTTCCATTCCTGGGCGAACCAGCCGGTCTATGGCATCGTCGGGCCGTCGCGCCCGATCCGGTTCTCGCTGCTGGACGGCAACACCGAAGGCCAAAGCCTGCTGGCCGCCAATGTCGGTATCCTGATCCGGTCCGAGCGCGGGTCGGACGGCAGCCTGACGGACGGCGGGTTCACCTTCATCGGCACCGACAACGCGGGCACGGATGACCTCTGGCGCTTCTACAACGTCACGCGCGGGCGCGATTTCATCCACCTTGCGCTGATCAAGACGCTTCGCTTCTACCTCGGGCGCTACAACATCACGAAGCAGACGGTCCAGGCCGTGCTGAACACGATGGAGACCATCCTGCGCGACCTGAAGGCGTCGGGGGCCATTCTTGGGTACAAGGTGGAATTCCGCGCCGACACGAATAGCCCTGAGAACATCCGGGCCGGGCGGATCGTGGTCAGCTTTGAGGCCGAAGAGGCCCCGGTGCTGCGCCACATCGGAATCCAGAGCGCGCGCAGCCGCACGGCGGTCGATGCGCTGATCTCCGAACTGGCTGCGGCCTGACGACGGGCCGGGCGGCAGCACGCCGCCCGGCTCGCCTTCCCTCACCATTCCCCCATCCCTCGCAGGAGACACGACCATGCTGATCATGGAGGCCGCCAACCTGTTCTGCGGCGACGACGACCCGACCGCGTCGAAGCACCTTACCCTGTCCGAACTCGCCCTGCCGGTGCTGCAGGAAATGTTCGCCGACCATCACGCGGGCGGGTCGCGCGTGCAGATCGAAATCCCCGTCGGCGTCCAGAAGCTGGAACCGACCTTCAAGCTGGTCGGCAACGATCCGGCGCTTCTGTCGATGTTCGGGCTTGGGTCGTCGGCAACCAAGAAGTTCACCGCCTATGGCGTTCTGCGCGACAAGCGGACGGGCGTGGCCCAGCAGGCCAAGGCCATCATGGAAGGCCGGCTCGGCAAGATCGAGGCCGAAACCTTCAAGCGCGGCGAGTTGCAGCACCACGACTATGCCATCAACGCTGTGGTTCACTATGAGCTGTGGATCAACAATGCCGAGAAGGTCTTCTGGGACTTCTTCTCTGCTGACTGGCGGATCGACGGCGTGGCGCAGAACGCCGAAGAGCGCAGCCTGCTGAACATCTGACAGGGCAGATCATGATTGAAACAAACCGGCAGTTTCCGCTGGCCTTCCCTGTCGAGGTGGATGGCACGCGGTACGAAACCGTGACGCTGCACCGGGCGCGGGCGCGCGATCTGCGCGACATTGCCGTCCTTCGACGGTCTCTTGGCGAGGTTGAACAGGACGGCTTCGACCTGATGATCCAGACGCTGGCGGTTCTTGCACGCGTACCGGCGGCGGTGATCGAGGAAATGGACGGTCAGGACTTCAACGACCTTTCCGAGGTCGTTGAGGATTTTTTGCCCGGCTCGGGTTCGATATCGACGACGACCCCGGGCGCTGGCGAAGCATCGTCGCCGACTGCGCCTTCTTCCTAAGTACGCCGATCACGGCATTCGATGACATGCCGTGGTCGGACGTCCTTGCATGGCATCAGGAGGCCATACGGCTGAACAACGCCAGAGCGCAAAGGTAAGACAGAGATGGCGATCCGGTCCTCAAGCATCATCGTTGAACTCCTGGACCGGGTGAGCGGCCCGGCCCGCCGCGCGGCAACGAGCCTGCGCGGGCTTGGCAAGAGCGCGCGCGACCTGCCCTCTGCGGTGAACGTTGGAACCCGCCTGGACGCCGCCATGGCGCGCAACGCGGCGGCGATGGGCCGTGCCCGGCTGGGCGTTGTGGACGCGGTTGCGACCTACTATGCGCTGGACGCGGCGATTGGCGCGCCAATCCGCACCGCCGCTGCCTTTGAGACGCAGCTGGAAGACATCGGGCAGAAAGCCGGGATTCCGGTTGAGCAGTTTGCCGCGCTGGGCCGCCGAATCCAGCAGGTCGGGCGGGATACCAACCAAGCCTCGTCGCAAATCGCCTCTGCCGTCGATGCTATGGCCTCGCGCGGGGCCGACATCGACACAGCGCTTACGGTTGCCAACCCCATCGGGAAAGCCGCCACGGCCTATCGGGCCAGCACCGAGGATATGGCCGCCGCCGCATGGTCTGCGGTCGATAACCTCAAGGTGCCCGCTGATCAGGTCGGCCGGGCTATCGACATGATGGCATTGACCGGCAAGGAAGGTGCCTTTGAACTGCGGGACATGGCGCAGTATTTCCCCGCGCTGGGCGCGGCCTATCAGGGGCTGGGCCAGAGCGGCGTAGAAGCCGTTGGCGACCTTGCCGCTGCGCTGCAGGTGGTGCGCAAGGGCACGGGCGACAGCGCCAGCGCGGCGACCAATCTGCAGAACGTCCTTCAGAAGATGAGGTCGCCCACGACCGTCCGGGCCTTCAAGCGCATGGGCGTGTCCTTGGAGCAGGAACTGGCGGGCGCGGCAAAGCGCGGCCTTACCCCTATCGAGGCGATTGCCGACGTGACGGCAAAGACCTTGGACGGCGATCTGTCGAAGCTGGGCTACCTGTTCGAAGATGCACAGGTCCAGGCCGGGATGCGGTCGCTTATCCAAGGGATGGACGAATACCAGCGCATCCGCGACAAGGCGTTCCGTTCAAAGGGCGTCGTTGACGCCGATTACAACCGCCGCATCGAGACCGCCAATGGGGCGATGGAGCGCTGGGCCGCGACGACAGAGCGGTTCCAGATCAGCATCGCGGCGGCGCTTCTTCCCGCGCTGTCCGACGTTCTGGATACGGTGACGCCGATGATCGACAAGATCGGTGAGCTTGCGCAGGCGCATCCCGACCTTACCGAGAAGGCCCTGCTTGCCGCCGGGGCGCTTGTGTCGCTGAAGGTGGCGGCGGCGGGGCTCAGTTTCTTCAGTCTGCTGGGGAAAGGCGGGGCGCTGTCCATGCTGGCTGCGGGATTGAAGGGGGTTGGGGTTGCCGCTGCCGCGTCGGCAACCGTGGTAGAGACATCTGCCGCGCGGATGAAGCGTGCCTTCGGTGTCGGGGGTCTGGGGCGGATGGCCCTGAAGGGCACCGCCATTGGAAGCGCCGTGTATCTGGGCCTTAGCCCCAAGCCCGCCAACGTCGGGCCGAACGGCGAAACCGAAGACCAGATGCTCGACAAAAGTACGGCTGTCATGGCCGCTCTTTCAGACGCGGAGCGGAAGGCGCTGCACGACGCGGAACAGGCCCGCGCGATGGCGGGTATCTCTGTTCCTTTGGTCGCGACTGACCGGCGCATTGCGAACCTGAAAGAAGACGCAGCTGCGCTGCGCGAGTACATCGCCGAAATCCAGGCCGAGATTGACAACGTCGGCATCGGGCCTTTGACCGACCAGCTGACCGCCCCGATGCGCCAAAGGCTGGACGCCGAACAGGCCAAACTTGACGCGGTGACGGCGGAACTGCAGGCGGTGCAGGCGGAGGTCGAGACGACCGGCTCGGCGATCAGCGGTCTGGCCGGGATCAACCCCGCCATCCGGATTGACATGACCGCCCTGGACGCGGCGCTTCGGAAGGTTGTTCAAATCCGCGCCGGGCTGGGCGGGTTGGGCGGCACGCCGCCGTCGGACGGGACGAATGTGCCGGCGGGAGCGCGCGCCAAGGGCGGCCCGGTTTCGCCGGGCCGGACCTACCTGGTAGGCGAGAGGGGCCCGGAGCCGTTCACGCCTACGCGGTCGGGCTATGTGCATCCGGCGGGTGCGGGTCGCGGGTCAACGCCGGTGACCGTTGCCCCGGTCTTTTACATCACCGGAGGGTCCGGCGCGTCCGCCGAGACAATTGCGGACGAGGTGATGCGCCGAATGGAAAAGTCGGTTGCCGCCGGAATGCGCGGGGCAATGGCGGATGTAGGAGGCTAAGGCCATGCTCATGATGATCGGCCCCGTGCGGCTGAAGATCGCCCCGTTCAACGCGACGGAGGCAACCTTTACGCACGGGGCGGATTTTGCCGAAAAGCCCGTCATGGGCACGCGCCCCCCTTTGGAATATGTCGGCGACGGCAGCCAGTCCTGGACCATTGCCGCGCATCTTTTCCCGGAACGGTTCGGCGGCGAGAGCAACCTTGTCGTTCTCCGGGCAATCCGCGGTATCCCGCAATACATGATGCGGGGCGATGGGTCGGTCATGGGATGGGTCGTCATTTCCCAGGTCACCGAGCGGTCATCTTACTTTGACAAGCGGGGCCGTGGCCGTGTGATCGACGTCGATATCACCCTGCGGCGGGCGAAAGCACCGAGTCCGGCCGGTTTCTTTGCGGCCCTCGCGCCCATCTTCGGGGGGGTGATCGGATGAACATCCTGACAACCGAGCGGATCGTTGTCTCCGGCGAAGACATCACCCTGTCGACGCTGATCTGGCGGCGCTTCCGGCGGCCCATGCCGGGGCTGGCGGAGCTGACCCTTGACCGCAACCCCGCCCTGTCGGGCCTTGGCGTGGTTCTGCCCGTCGGGACGTCTTTCGACCTGCCCATCCCAATGACTGCAGACGAGCCGGAGACCCTTGAGGTCGTGCGGCTCTGGTAGGAGCCACGGCCCATGTCCGACCGCGCCCGCGTTGACCTGCTGATCGGCGGGGCCAGCATCTTTGCCGGGCTTGCCGAACGCCTGACGGCGGTTTCGGTGGCGCTGCACGGCGACGGGCGTGCCGACACGGCCTCAATCTCTCTGGACGATTCCGGCGGGGTGATCGTGCTGCCAAAGGCCGGTGCCAAGCTGGTTGTTCAGTTGGGGTGGGCCGGTGCGGGGATTCGCCCGGTTTTCTCCGGTACGGTTGACGAGGTTCGCTCTACAGGTGGCCGGAGCGGCGGTCGGGTCCTGAGCATCACGGCAAAGGGGTTTGACGCCACGGGCGGAGCCAAGGGCCAGCAGCGCCGCGCGTGGGATGACAAGACCGTCAAGACCATTCTTACCGAGGCCGGCACGGCTGCGGGGATCACCGAGGTTTCGGTTGACCCTTCTTTGGCAGACCGGGCGATCAACTACTGGTCGATGCTGGACGAAAGCTTTCTGCACATGGGCCAGCGCCTTGCGCGCGAGATCGGCGGTCGTTTCCGGGTCCAGGGGAACGAGGCGGTCATGTCGTTGCGCGGCGCGGCCTATTCGCCGAGGGTGACGGCGGCCTACGGGATCAACCTGCATTCTTGGGACATTGCTCCGGTCCTGTCCCGGGACCGCTTCGGCAAGGTCCGCGCGCCCTGGTACGACAAGGCGGCGGCGGCGTGGAAGCATGTCGAAGTCGAGACGGGGGTCGAAAGCGACGCCGTGGCCACGTTGCGCGAGACAAGCACGACAGAGGCCGAGGCGCGCCGCCGCGCAGAAGCGCGGGCGGCCAGCATCAAGGAAGCGACAGGCGAGGGCTCGGTTCGGATCGAGGGGGACACCGGGGCGGTGCCGGACGCGATCTGCGTGCTGACAGGCGCGCGGCCCGGCGTGGACGGATCGTATCGCATCGCCGCCGTTACCCACAGCTACAGCCGCGCAGGCGGTTTTACCACTGACCTTGACCTTGCGCAGCCGCAAGACGGATCGGGCGAGGACGACCGATAGAGAAAGGTGCCGAAGCTTGGACCAGAATGACCCAAACCTGTTTCGAGAGGTATTCTCGCCGCTGGCCGTCACGCTTGCCTTCTTTGGCGGTCTGGGCGGGCTGATCCGCGCGCTTGTGCTGCGTGTGCGGGTTGGCGAAACGATCCGCGTGATCGTCGTCGGGGCGGGCACGGCTTTTGGTCTAGGGACCGTGTCGCCCTACGTCCTCCGGTTCCTGATCGGAGATCTGCCGCAGGGACTTGGGTCGGCCTTCGGAACGCTTTGCGCCTGCGCCTTTGTGGTCGGTCTGATTGCGGTGGCGCTGGTGGAGCGCCTGATCGCCCAGACAAAGGACCGTGCCCCATGACGGTAAAGCCCGACAATGGTCCGGCAGTTCCGCGGTTCTCGCTGCGTCGCGACAAGCGGAGTCCGAAATCTGATTTCTGGTACACGCTGGCTTGGGGTGGGGTCGTGGCGGCTGTGCTCTTCGCAATCCTTCCCGCAATCATGTGAGGACGCCAATGCAGGTGAAACCGCTTCTCGATTTTATCGCGGAACATGAATCCGAGTCTGCAGCCAAACGTCTAAATGTCAGCGCTTATAACGTGGTGTGGAACGGCATCCAGCCCAGGCATCGCCCGCCGAAACCTTTGTGCACCATGACCGTCGCGGAAGTCTTGGCGTGGCAGGATAGCATTGATCCGCTCTACCCCTCTGAGGCGGCGGGCCGCTACCAGATCATGGAAGACACGCTGCGTGTCACGGCTCTTGCCGCTGGCGTGAAACTGACCGACCGCTTTGATGAAAGAACGCAGGACAATCTGGCTGTGCATCTGATGCGGGGCAGGGGGCTGAACTTCTATCTCAATGGCGAGATCACCGCCGAACAATTCGCCAATCAACTCGCCCGTGAGTGGGCGTCCCTGCCGGTCGTGTCAGGCCGGAAAAAGGGTCGGTCTTTCTATGATGGTGACGGGCTGAACAAGTCGCTTGTGTCCGTGCAGCCGTTCCTTGCCGCAGTGCGCGCCATACTGCGCGGCTAGGGCCGGATCGATCATCGAACCTTATAGCGGCGGGCGTTTCAAAGAACGAGGTGTGACATGTCGGCTCTCGGGAAGAAGCTGCGAAAGGCCGATGGCGGCATGGTGCTTTTCTGGTGTCCTGGATGTCGGAGCGGGCATCAGATTCGGGTCGACACGGCATTCGGGCCGGCCTGGGGCTTTAACGGTAGCGGTGACGCGCCGACCTTTACGCCATCGGTGCTTGTCAAAGGCGCGCAGCGCCTGACTGAGGATGAGTATCAGCGCGTGATGGCTGGCGAGACCGTGAAGACTGACCCGCTCGTCTGCCACTCCTTCGTGACCGATGGTCGCATTCAGTTCCTTGACGACTGCACCCATGCGCTTGGCGGGCAGACTGTAGATTTGCCGGACTGGCCGCAATGATCGGTTTCATCCTTCGCAACTGGCGTGTTGTCGCTGCCCTTGCCGCGCTGGTGGCGGCCTTCGTCGGCGGCTGGCAGGCGGGCAGCCAATACCAGACAAGCAGGTATCAGCGCGCCGAGCTGGCGCGCGCCGCTGAGACGGCGGCGCTGGCCGCCGACATCAACCGCGCCGAAGCCCGGCGGCTGGCCGCCGAAGCCGAAGCGGACGCAATTCTGAAGGGGGTTCAAGATGACGCGCGCACTGATCCTGATGGTGACCTGCCTGCTCTCGGCGTGCGGGACGCGCAACGACTTAACGCCATCCGTTGAGTTGCTGCCCCCGTCGCTTTCGGCACCATGCGATGACCCGGTCTATGTGCCGGAGCGGGACATCACCCGAACCGAGACGGTCCTTCTGTGGACGCGGGACCGGCGCGCGCTGACCGCCTGCAGCGCGCGCCACGACGGCCTTGTCGCGGCCCTGTCGGGGCCGCAATGACGCCAAGACACGACCCTATAGAAGACCAAAGCCCCCCGCCCGGTTCGCCGGTGCGGGGGGCTTTTTTGCGTTTCCGGGGTTGGGTCAGGCCGTGGCGTCCTCAAGGTAGCTGAACACCTCGTCCAAGCTGTTGAAGGCATTCTCAAGGGCGTCGGCGGCTGCCTCTGACTGCTGCCCGCGCTCTGTCTGCTGTAAGCCTTCGGGCAGGTTGTCGAACGCCTCGCGTTCTTCGGAGGCAAGGCTTTCAATCTCGTCCTTCAGGACGCTGAGTTGCTCGCTGATTTTGCTGATCTGGGCGCGGCGTTCTTTGTTCATGGTCTTTGTCCTCATCAATCCGGGCAGCAACCGCGCTGCCATGTGATAAAGATAGTTGGATTAAATCCAACCTGCCAGAGGGGGGCGCAAAATTTCTCCAATGGAATCGTGTTTCAAGCAGCAAACCGACCGAACGATATGGGGGGGAAGCGTGTGTAACGCCCCCTCGCCACCACCGTCCCCCCCCAATCTGCGGCCCCTTCGACGCCGATCAGGGCAGAGAGGTGGCCGATCACATCGACCTCAACCCGCCCGTCGGGCCGGTCGTGAACCACCACGCGGTCGATCAGGGCGCGGATGGCGTCGATCACGTCCTTGTCCGTCTCGGGGTCCAGAGTGGTCAGGTGCGGGGCCGCCGCTGTCAGAAGGTCGGCATATTGGCGCAGGGCCGCCGGATGCAGCACGACGATCTGTGCGTCGGGAGCCTCTGCCAGACGGGCCTTCGCCTCGGCCAGGTCGCGCCGGAGAGGCGCTATTTCGCGATCAAAGAAGTCTTCGTCCACGCGCCCGGCGATCAGGGCCTTGCGCAGCCGGTCAATCTCGCCTTCAACCTTGGCAACCGACCGTTCGGCTGCAGCCCGCGCCTTGGCGGTGCCGCGCCGGTCCTCCTGCTGTGCCTCGATGTAGTGCTCAAGCCATTCGGGCCTGCGCATCCGGTCGATCAGACCGGACACGACCGCCTTTTCGATCAGATCAAGCCGATAGGACTTGGTGTTGGTGCAGCTTCCCGATTCCCGCATCGTGCTGCATTTGATCCGGATCGCGTCGCCCCTTCGGTCGTGCATGGTCATCCCGCCACCGCAGACAGGGCAGCGCAGCAATCCCGACAGGAGGCGCGTCCTGCGCCGCACGCCCACAGGCATGTCATGCGACCGCCCGGCCTTTTCCGCCTGTGCCCGCTGCCATTCGGGTGGCGGAATGATGGCAAGGTCCGGCACCTCTGCCACCTTCCATTCGCTTTCAGGATTGGCGCGGGGCACCCGCCTGCCGGTGTCCGGGTCGCGGACCATGCGCGTCTTGTTCCAGACGATCCGGCCCGAATAAAGGGCGTTCAGGATGATCCCGTGGCCGCGCTGCTTATTGCCGTTGATCGTGCTGGCAGCCCATTTTGCCCCGCGCGGGGCGGGTATGCCTTCGGCGTTCAGCCGGTTGGCAATGTCGCGCGGGGCCGCCCCGGCCAGATATTCGCAGAAGATGCGCCGGACAATCTCTGCCTCGGATTCGCAGATTTCCAAGACGCCCGGATGACCCAAGACGGTGCGGTATCCGTAGGCGCGCCCCCCGGCATGCCGCCCGTCCTTGACCACGGCGGCCAGACCGCGCCGGGTCTTGTGCCGCAGGTCGTTGATCCAGAGCGTTGAGACAAGGCCACGGATGCCGACCTGCAGCGCGTCGGCAAGGCCGTCATGCACGGCCACGATTTGGATTCCCGCAAAGGTCAGGCGTTTGTGCAGCCCGGCCAGGTCTTCGGTGTCGCGGCTCAGGCGGTCGAGCGCCTCGACAACGACGACGTCGAATTCGCCTGCTCGGGCGTCATGAAGGAGACGATGTAGCCCGTCGCGTCCGTGGGTGGTGGTGCCGCTGCGGGCGCGGTCGTGGTATCGGCCGACGACCTCAAGCCCGGTGCGCAGCGCGAAGTCTTCGCAGAGGGTGGTCTGATCTTCGACCGACCGGTCGTTTTGCAATTCAGTCGAGAATCGCGCGTAGACAGCGGCCCGTCTTTGCATGTACCCAATCCATCATCAATCACGGCACCCGCCCCGCCCCGCCGCGCCACAAGCGCCTGCAGTGCCCGGATCAGGTCCGAGGCAAGGATACGCGGGACGGGCGGCATGTCCATCGGGGATTTCCGGCGATCAGACCGAGGCGGCCGGATCGGTGAAAGTCATTTCGCCGACAACCACGCTGGTCTTGACCCCCAGAAACCGGGCGGCAAGGGCGATCTCGGCAATCGTGGCCTCGGCCTCCTTCCCGAGAATCCGGCGGACCCGGCGGGCGTCGGACCCGATGGCCGCGCCCACCTCGGCCAGAGAGGCGTTCTTGAAGGCCATCAGGGCGGCAAGCCGGGTCGCAATCGTGTCGTTCACCGTGTCGATGTCAGGCGTCGTCATCTGAAAGATCTCCGTCTGGATGTTCGGGGCGGCGGGGGCCGGGTCATCCGGCCCGCCGCCGGTGCTGCGGCGCGGGGTCAGCCGTCCGACTGAAGGCTTTCGTCGGCCTCGGCCCAGCCATCGTTCCACGCGTCAAACAGGCGCTGGGACTTGCGCAGGTCGGCGGGGCAGGCCGTGGGCTTGCGGCCCGCCCTGCGCGCCGCGTCGCCCTGCTGCCGGGCGGCGGCAAGCTGTTCGTCGGTCACTGCCGGCTCTTCGCTTTCTGCCGCGTCCGGCGGGTCGCCGGGGCCGGGACCGGCGGTGTCCGCCGGGCCGTCTGGGGCGGGGCCAGGACCGGCCTGCGGTGCGGCCTGGGCGGCGTCGTGCGGCGCTTTGGCCTGCCCGGCAATCGCGGCCAGCTTGCCCGCCGTGCCGCGCGCCGCCTCGACCCCGGCCTTGGCGTCGGTCCTGGCGGGGAAATAATCCTCGACCGTCTGTTCGCCGGACTTGATCGCCTTGTACATCGCGCCGAGCGTGGCAATTTCGTCCAGCCCGATGTCGTCCAGACCGTCAACGTCCAGGCAGGCGAAAATCTGGTCCGGCACGATCCCCCAGGCTGCGAAGGCTTTAATCGCGTCGCCCCGGCGCACGGCAAGAGTCTTCACGTCGCCCGCGATCACGTTCTCTGCCGCGTCGTAAGCTTCGCGCCAAAGGGCTTTCGGCACGCCTTTCAGCACTGCCTCGCGCAGGGCGATGGAGCAGGCGGCGTTGCCGGTGACGATGATCATGTCGTCGTTGAACAGGCGACCGGTCTTGTCCACGATCCGGCGGCGAACGCGGGCGGTGCGCTTCATGCCCGATTGCAGGTCGACAAAAACGCCTTCGGCCTCAACGTATTTCTCGTGGCGGTTCACATCGACAACCCGGCTGCCAAGGTGGCAGTTGCCGTACTGGCTGGCGACGATCTCGGCGAAGCGGATGGACGGTCCCTTGATCGGTTTGCCGCCTCTCGGCAGGGCGTAAACGCATTCTTGGGCGGTTTCTTCGTCCAGCATGACAAGTTCAAGAATGTTGTTTTTCACCGCGACAAGCTGGCGGGGAAACTTCTTGGCGGTCGAGACCGCGCTGTCGATTTCGACCTGCGCCAGCCGGACGGCAAGGCTATCGGTGGTGTCGGAAAGCTGCGGCAGAGCGCCTGCGTCTGATGCGGGGACAAGGGTGTTCATGGAATTCCTTTCAGCAGGGAAAAGTGGGGGGCAGGGGCCGTGCTTTGCGGCCTCGGGGGGCTTGGGTCAGGCGATCAGGCGGCGAATGAGTGCTGCGACCTCGGCGACCGTCTTGGCGGATTCAAGATCGTCGTCGTAGATTTCGATGCTGAACTCTTCCTCAAGCGCCATCGTGATTTCGATGATGGCAAGGCTGTCAGCGCCGAGGTCGGCAAAGGATGCCGTGTCGGTCACTGCCCCCATGTCAATTTCGAGGTGGTCAGCGATGATCTTCTTCAGGCGGTCATCAAGGTCTTCCATTCTGCGGGTCCTTCTGTTTCGGGGAAGCGCGGGCGGGGCCGGTGGCGGCCCCGGGTGTGTCAGGGTTTGTCAGCTTCGGAGGCGTTCGCGGTGCCGCGAAAGGGCACGCTGACGGCGGGCGCATCTGGCAGGCTGGGCCCCTCGGGCACAGGGGGCGTCCCTGGCAGGTCAGGCTCGGCAATCAGGGCCAGCAGCTCCGTCGCCACCTTGAGCGACGTCTTGATTTCCTTGAGGTCGGTGGACGAGTAGATGCCGCCTGTCATCTGGCTGTTCGCTTCGGCGACGTGGCGCATTGCAATACCGGCGATCCGGGGTGATGGAACGGAGTCGGGCATGATGCCTCCTTGGTGGGTTGGGGACGGGGCCGGGAGGCCCCGCGCTGTGATCAGGAAAGGAGGGCCGCCACCACGGCGGTCACAACGATGGCAGCGGCAATAATGGCAAGCGCCACCCATTCTCCGGCCGGGCCGATGGGGTCCTGGGGCATCAGCGTCGCCCAGCGCCGACGCCGGGCAGGCCGCGCTGGCGGTGCCACTGCGCCTGCGGCATGCCGACGGGCATTTTCCGGGCGCGGCGGGCCGTCTGCCTGCGCACCTGCCGGGTGTCCGCCGCCTCGGGGGCCGCCGCAAGCCGCTTTGCCTGTGCGGCGCGCTGCGCCGCCTCCCGCGCGCGGGCGCGCTGGACGCCCGGCCTAGGCTTCGCCGATTTCGGCGAAGACCCGAAGGCCCCCGGATCGATCTTCATCATCCGGTTGAAGTTCCGGGCAAGACCGGCAAAGAACGCTTTCATGCCGCGCCCCCGTCCCCGTCGCCGTCAACCTCGGCCTGCGGCTCTGCGCCGGGCAGCCGCTCGGCCGTTCCGGCGGGAACCGATCCGGCCTGCGTCGTGAAGCTGTGCAGCGTGCCCAGTGCCTCAAGCTGGCGTTTCAGATCGGCCACCCGTTCGGCCACCCGCGTCATGTGCCCGGGGTCGGTCATGTCGCTGAGAATCGCCGCGTTGACCGTCAGCCTCCCGCCCCGGATGGCCAGCGGCGTGGCCTTGCCGAAAATGAAGGGGCCAAGTTCGGCGCTGGCCGCAGGACCTGGGGTCCAGCTTGCGCCGATCTTGATGGCCTGTTCCGTCTTTCTGGTCATGATTTTCCTTTCTGGGGTGTGTCGCGCCGGTCAGGCGGCGGTTGGCCGGCTCTTGGCGTAGTGGACGGCGGGCGGGATCAGCCGCCCCAGCCGGATCACGTTCTGCAGGATCACCCGTGCGGCCTCGGCATCGGCCATGGCATCATGGGCAGCGGTGATCGTGTGTCCGAAGAAGGCGGCGCTTTCGCGCAGGTTGGGGTAGCCGCGCTTGGCGGGCGTGAACCCGTCAACCTCTTTCATCGCCCGCTGGACGCAGGTCTGCAGGGTCCGATCGAACAGATCGGGCATTTGCGCGCGGCGCAGCTCGGCCCGCATCACCTTGCAGTCGAACTGCGCGTTGAAGGCGCAGATCGCAAAGCCCTGTTCGATGTAGCAGCTGTAGGCATCAAGGGCGGTCTTCACCGGCACGCCGTTGGCCTGCAGGAAGGCGTCCGTCAACCCGTTGATCCGCGCAGCCTCGGTGCCGTCCACGCTCCATCCGTCGGGACGGATGTAAAGTTTGTGCGCGGCACGCACGCCCCCCTCTTCGTCAGTCTGGATCATGGCAACGGAGCAAAGCCGGGGCTGGCCGTATCCGTCGGCGGGCTTTGAAAAGTCGAAAAGCCCATTCGTTTCGGTGTCGATTACCAGGTACATGCGCGGTCCTTTCATGGCGGCGCGGGTGAAAAAATCGGGGACAGGACAGGGGCGGCGCGGGTCAGCCCCGGAAGGTCGCTTTCGTGGAAAGGGCAAATGTGACGCCGGGCCAGGACGCGGCGTTCTTCTGAATCTTCACCATGCTGTTCAGGGCGGCCTCGACCGCGTCCCTTTTGAGGTATGGCCCGAGCACGCCCAGCGGTCCGATGGCCGCAATGTAATCGTCGATCCGGGCGGTCCAGGTTTCGCGTGCGTCCCCGGAAATGCCGTTGCCGCGCACCGCCGCCAGTTCGGATGTGGACGCCGCTGCAACCCCGGCGGCGTGGTCGGCCTGTGCTTCCAGCTGCTCTGCCCGCGCCTCGGCCCGCCCGGCGGCTTCCGGGGTCTTTGCGGCTTCGGCCTTTTCGCGCTCTCTGTCGGCCCGTTCGCGCGCCTCCTGCTTTTCACGCTGGGCCTTGGCCCGCGCCTCGGCGGCCTGACGGCGCATGAACTCGTCGGCGGCGCGCTGCAGAGGTTCGGTCGCGTCGTCCAGCGCGGCACCGAAGCCTTTGAAAAAGGCGTCCAGCCGGCGCTTGCCGTCCAGCAGCGGGCGTCCTTCGGTTTCCCGCTCGGCCTCGATTTCCTTGAACAGGGCGCGGCATTCGACGATGTAGGTGCCGACGGCGATCTGCTGAGCCTCGGTATCGACCCTGGCGGGCAGCGTCCTGCCCCGCGCCACCAAGGCCTCGACGCGGGCGGCCAGATCGGCAAAGTCGGCCTCAAGCACGGTTTGAATCGGGGCCTTGTTCTGGCCGAAAATCTGATCGACCACGTGGGTCCGGGTCGCGGTAACAGCGTTCATCTGCGGTTTCTCCTGTCAGGGGGTTCTGGGGTAGGTCAGCGCGCGGCAGACAGACGGCGGCGTGGTGGTGGCGGCCCGGCGGCGCGTGCGCCATTCGATCTTCCAGCCGCCCGCAATGTGGGCGACCGTGGCCACCCCCATTTTCGATTTGACCTCGGCGTCCACTGCCGCGATCCGCGCCTCGGCGGCGCGCTTGGCCTCGGTCGCCTCTTGCCGGGCAGCCAGCAGTTCGGGGATGCGGTTGTCGCCGGTCAGGTCAACCTCTTCGCCGTCATCGTGCCAAGGATAGAGGCGGTCCAGCAGGCGCGCGTCGCGGGCGTAATCCGGCACCGGTTCGCGGTCTTCGGCGATCATCTGCCAGAACGCTGCGGTGCGGTCCCGGATGGCGTCGATCACGCCGGGCACCAGCGGCACCTCGATCAGCGGCATGTCGATGCCGTGGCCGATCACCAGCGGGGCCACCATCGCAAACTGCGCGCCCACAAGATGCGCCTCAAGCGTGGCCTGCAGCGCGATCCACAGCGGAACCTCGGGCTCGCCGTCCGCGTCCAGCCATTTGCGGCGGTAGGCCGATTGTTCGACCGATTTGATCTGGACAACCCCGCGCCCCCGCTCGGGCGTGTCAACGATGACGTCCGGCGTTGCCCCCAGCCGGGCGTCCGGGTCGCGGTAATAGGTGTTGGCCCCGGCGTTGTAGGTCACCGTCCAATGCGGCATGTCCTGGCGGATCAGCTGCACCGCCACAGGTTCCAGAAGCCGCCCCCGGCGCATGGCCGGGCTGTCCTCGACCGAGGTTGGCAGCCGGCCTGTCTTGAGCGCCCAGAGTTCGTACTGCGTCATGTATTCATGAGCGTTGAAGAGCGCGCCGACGGTCGAGGCGGTCACGTCCTGCCCGCGCGCGCGCATCCACGCGGCGCGGTCGCGCGGGGTGATGACCTCGACGGTCATGCCAGCCCGCCCATGATGACAAACTCCCGGCTTTCGCCGTCCAGCAGATCACCATCGGGCGGAAAGGCCATCATGTCGGCATCGACCGGGTGGAGCGTGATCCGTTCGCGCCGGTCATGGTCATCGCCCAGCAGGTCGATCCGCACATCGACAGCAATGCCCTGCGGCGACACCAGCCGCTTGATCAGCGGCACCGAACACTGGTTGACGCTGTTGCTGTAGGTCACGATGGCCTTGCCGACCCCGTCATCCCGGATCGTGATTTCATCCGGCGGGGTGCAAGCGCTGCCGCCATAAGACTGGGCAAGGGCGGGGGCCGCAACGATTGCCGCAAGAAGGGCGCGGCGGATCATGACAGCCCCCCCGCGCGGCGGGCCGCGTCTGTCCGGGCTTCCAGCCGAAGGTAGTCCAGCCTGTCGCGCAACTGCTGCTCTTCCCGGGCGGTGGCATGGGCAAAGCTGCAGATGCGGTCGGCCAGATCGTAAAGCTGTTCCGAGGTCAGCTTGTGGCCCTGCTTGGGGGCCGCAAGGCGCATCAGGACAGCCGTGGCAACCAGACGCGCGGGAACCTCGTCAAGCTTTTCAGCTGCGGCTGTGACGGCATCAAGCGGGTGAGGCCGGGGGGGTGGCAGGGCACGGCGGCGGAAGAGGCGCAGCATTCAGCAGCCCTCCGCCGTGCAGGGGTGCAGCGCCGCGTGGGTGGCCCGCGTGACGGCGTTGTCAAGGAGGCGGGCAAAACAGACCGCCGCTGCCAGCGAAAAGATCAAAAGGGCACAGTTCCGCAGGCGAAGGCCGGTCGGTGCCGGGCGGGATTTGTGGCGGATGGCTGTCATGCGCCGGTCTCCATCTTTCTGACTTCGGTCAAGGATTCAGTCGCGGCGCTGATGGCGCGGGGCAAAAGCAGCCCGACGCTGTTCTCGCCAAATCCCTGCTGCAGCAGGGCCGCGCGGCAGAGGTCGCAGCTGCCAAGGTTGGCGCGGTTGATCAGAAGCGCCGAGGCCATTTGACCGACAAGAACGGCATGAACGGCGGCGCGAAGCGGGGCGGGGGCAGGGATAATCTTCACTCGGTTTCTCCGGTTGCAAAAAGAACCGAGCTTGCGGATCGCGTTGACGATTTCAACCGCAGAGGGTGGCCGCAGCAGGTGCAGCCCTGACCGCCGTTCGAAATTCCGCACATTGTTGCCCCCCTTGAATCGCTCAACCCGTGGCCCGCAAAGCAGCAGTTGATGTTGGGCATAATCCAACAATTTGCGCCGCGCAAGGGGTTTTATCCAACAAAAGTTGGATGCGGTCCTGACGGGGGGGCATGTCGCGCGTGCGTGTGACGCCTGCGTGATTCGCGCGCGCGGGGTTTAGAAACAATCTATGTAAAGGGGGCAGACGCTTACCGCGTCTGCCCCCGATTCAGGTGGATTTGTAGATCAGGATTACATGGTTCTGAGCTGCATGATCACCGGGCCAATCACTTCCGCGCGCGCGGTTTCGATCACCCCCGAGGGCAGATAAAGGGTTTCTCCATCAAACCGGCGGGCCGTGTATTCGATGTCGCCGCCCGGCTTCCGGCGGCGGACCACGACGATATCGCCCAGCCTAGGCGCGACTCCGGACACGCAAACCAGCACCGATGCGTCCTGGACCTGCAGGGCCTCGGCATGCGCGCCGATGACCAGAAACGCGTGCTGCTGATCAACGGGATAGCGGCTGTGCACGGGAATAGACGCGGGAAAGGGCAGCGGCGGTTGAACGTCACGCCAAGCGCCTTCTTCGCACACCCCTTCGATCTGAACCAGCGCGGCAGGCGTCTGAGGCGGCCCTGCCGCAAGGGCATCGACTGTCGTTTGCAGGACCCGGGCGATGACAGGCATGTTGCGCTGCGACACCGCGTCTTTCTTTCCGCTGACAAATTCGTAAAGGTAGGTCGGGTTCAGGCCTTCGGCTTTCAGGCGATCCCGAACGACCGCCGATGACGGCTTCCATCCGAGAGCTTCAAGACGCGCGACGACGCGGTCGCGAACAGGGTTCTTCAGCACCACAATCCTCAATCATCCAGCGACAAGCCTTTGCTTGTCAAAAACAGAATACGTTAACCGTAGGGAAAAATCCAACATTCATTTCCCTGCCCTCTTGCATATTGGATTAAATCCAAATAGCCATTGTCGGCATGGCACATGAGCAACACCCAAGACCGCTTGTCGAAACCGTGCGCGAACACATCGCGGCGATCTTTGCGGCATACACGGCGGCAACCGGCACTCCACCCAGCGTTGCGTCAAAGCTGGTCTGTGGCGATCCGAAATTTCCGAAGTCCTATCTGCAGTTCAACATCTCGGTTGGGACTTATGACCGGTTCGTTTCCCGGTTCTCCGCCTGCTGGCCCGAGTGGGCCGACTGGCCCGCCGCAGTGCCGCGTCAGGCCCCGGCGCAGATCGGGGCCGCCGAACTGGACGCGATCCGCGCCCGGCAGCAGCGTGTTGCCCCGCCCCCTGTTCCGGGCCAGTGGCCCGCCGACATCCCCCAACCCAACGGCGCGTGAGCGCCCGCATCGGAGGCAGCATGGCCGACAAACTCAAGGCATCAAAAACCACACCCGAAAAGGGTGCGTCGCGGCTGGACGTGACCGCCCTGAAGCGGTGCATCGCCGAGATCAACAAACACAAGGAAAAGGCGTCGGAATACACCGGGCTGTCCGGGCAGGCGACGAAGACCGCCGTGGAAAACTACGGCTTCAACCGCAAGGCCCTGACCTTTGTGTCGGGCCTGCTGAAAAAGGAGCCGTCCGAGCAGCTTGAGGTGCTGGGCAGCATCATCAGCATGGCCGAAGCCCTGGGCATGTTTAAGCAGATGGACATGTACAACGACGCGATTGCGGCCATGCAGGCGGTGATCGATCAATCGACTGCGGGCGCGGCCCCGGCGCGTCCCGCCGGGGCGGCCACCGTTGCGGCGCTGGCCGCCGGTGCCCCGGTAAACTGAACCCTGTCGGCCCCGCCGGGCATTGGGCGAGCGGGCCGACGGCAGAGGCGGCCTTTACAGGGGCCGCTTCGGACGGGGGGAAGGGGTCCGCGCCCCTCCCCCCTTTCTTCCCCGACACATGATGATTGAGGTGTTGCATGTTCTGTCAGGTTTCCATCCGGGTGAACAACGGGGGCGCGCCGCGCGACGTGTGGTTCGCCGCCTGGACCGAAAATCCCACTTTGTCTGACCTCTTGCGCGAGATCCGCGAAGAGGGCGATTGCCATCTGATCCGCTACGACACCCGCCCGGTGCAAGGCCGCCTGCGGGAGGTGACCGGCACATCCGAGACGATTCAAAGCCGGGAGTCGATCGTCAGCGTTTCCGAAATGCAGTTCGATCTGGTTGACCGCGCCGGGACCGTGCTGTTCGCCCGCGCCGTGCAGCCCGGCGCGGCGGACCGGCCATGAGCGGATCGGTCCTGTTTCTGGACCTTGCCACCCGCACCGGCTGGTGCGAGGGCGTGCCCGGCGAGACGCCCACCAGCGGCACGTTGCGGCTTGCGCCGGCCGGGTCTTCGCCAGCGGCGGTCTTTGGCGGGCTGGTGGCCTTTCTGGGCACGCGCCTGACCGCACTGCGCTACCGGGCTGTGGCCTATGAGGCCCCGATGGACCCGCGCCACATGAAGACGAACATCAACACCGCGCGCGTGCTGCTGGGCATGCCTGCAATCGTCGAAGGTCTTGCGTACCAGACCGGCCATCACCGGCTGTTCGAGGCGAATGTCCATGACGTGCGCAAGCATCTGCTGGGCTACCGCCCGCAGGCCGGAGAGGCCAAGCGCGTGGTGATGGGGGCGCTGCGGCAGCTGGGCTTTGATCCGCGCGACGACAACGAGGGCGATGCCATTGCCGGCTGGCTTTATGCCTGCGCGGTGCTTTCGCCGGGCACCGCAGCCGCCTCGACGCCGCTGATCGGGCGCAGGACGTGACCGCCGGTCGGCGGGCCTGCGCCCGCCGCCGCACGCAGACGGATTGAAGGGGGCACCCGTGGGGTCGGGCAATCATCAGGGCGACCATTTTGCGGTTCACGCGGCGGCGGTCGCGCGCGATCTGTTCGGCGAGCCGAACAGGCAGCTTTCGACCAAGGACGAGCTGCGCTTTGGCACCCACGGGTCAATGGCTGTCAACCTCAAGACCGGGGCGTTCTACGACCACCAGCACGGCGAGGGCGGCGGTGTTCTTTGGGCGATCGAGCGCGAGAAGGGGCAGACGGTTGCGGGCGGCAAGGCCATCGAATGGATGCGCGCGAACGGCTATGACGTGGAAGACACCCGCCCCGCCCCGCCGCCCCGGTCTGCGCCTGCGCGGCTGGACCCGGCGGGCAACTGGCTGCCGCAGCGCGTGCCCGACCACGGGTGCCTGACCAAGACCTACGATTACCGCGACGCGGCGGGCACGCTGGCCTATCAGGTTTGCCGGTATGATTGGACGGTCGATCCCGCAACCAATCCGAAGGGTCACGAAAAGACCTTTGTCCAGCGCCGCCCCGACGCGTCAAAGCCGAACGGCTGGGCCTACAAGATGGAGGGGGTGACCTGGCTGCCCTACCGGCTGCCCGAGCTGCTGGAGGATATCCGGGGCGGGTATGAGATTTTCTTTGTCGAGGGCGAAAAGAAGGTCGACATGCTGCGGGAGCTTGGCGTGCCCGCGACCTGCAATCATGGCGGGGCGGGGAAGTTTCCCGAAGACCTGGTGCCGTGGTTCAAGGGGGCAAAGCTTGTTCAGATGCCCGACAATGATGATGCGGGCCGGGCGCATATGGACCTTGTTGCGCGCCGGGTTGCGCCGGTTGCGGCTTCGGTGCGGCGGCTTGATCTTCCCGGCCTGCCGCCGAAGGGCGGGGTCGATGACTGGCTGCCCGCCGGGGGCAGCGCCGACAAGCTGTATGACCTTGCGGCGGGGGCCGCGCCGTTCGAGGCCGCGCCGTACAAGAGCCTGTTCGGCGCGGTGCGCTGGCGCGATTTTGACGCCCCCGGCCCGACCTACGAATATCTGATCAAGGGCGTCTTGACCGAAAACGAGATCAGCCTGCTGCTGGGCGAGAGCCAAAGCGGCAAGTCCTTTGTCGCGATTGACCTGGCCATGTCGGTTGCGCGCGGGGTGCCGTTCTTCGGGCATCAGACGCGCCGGGGCGGGGTGATCTATCAGGCGGGGGAAAGCGCGACGGGCGTGCGCCGCCGCCGCTTCCCGGCCTATGCCCGGCATCATGACGTGCGGGGCGATGACCTGCCGGTGGTGCTGCTGGAACGGCCCGTGGATTTCTACACCAGCGACGATCAGGTCGATCAGTTCATCGAGGAATGCCGGCATTGGGCGACAACCTTCCGTGATCCGCTGAAACTGGTGATCATCGACACCTTCAACCGGGCGACCCCGGGTGCCAATGAGAATGACGGCAAGGACATGGGCGTGGTGCTGGCGCGCTGCGACCGCATCCGGCGGGCCACGGGCGCGCATGTGATGCTGGTCCACCACCTGAATGCGGGCGGCACCAAGGCGCGGGGCCACACCAGCCTGTTCGGGAATGTCGAGAATGTCGTCACCGTCCGGCGCGTGCCGGATTCAAAGGATGCCGACGGGCGGCAGTTGCGCGAATGGGTGGTGTCCAAGGCCAAGGACGGCGAAGACGGGATCACCCGGAAATTCGTGCTGCGGCAGGTCGAGATCGGCCGCGACGCCGAAGGTGACCCGATCACCTCCTGCGTGGCCCAGCAGCCCGAGGGCGCTGCGCCGGTGCCGGACGATCCCGAAGGCATCACGGTGGCCGGGGCGAATGCGACCATTCTTCGCGCGACCTATGAGGCGGTGCAGACAAAGGGCGTGATCGCGCCGCAATATCTTGGCCTGGGGCGCGGGGCGCTGGCGGTCGAAAAGCGCGACCTGCAGGCGATGATCAAGGCCACGCTGGACGCCAGCGACGATGACGAGGACGGGCCGAAACCGCGCGACGGGGAATCGCCCGAGCAGGCCGAGGCGCGGTTCAAGAATGCCCGGCGGCAGCTGGTCAAGCGGGCGCGCGACTACCTCTATTCAAAGGGGGTTATCGGCCAGAAAGACGATTGGACCTGGTTCACCGGCAAGAAGGTGCGGGGCTTTGGCCCGCCGCCCGGACTGGGCGAGGAGGCGCAGCGCCGCGCCGACGGGCGCGGGCGCGGGCGCAGGCGGGGCGAGGGCGCCGAAGCGCCGCAGGCCCCGGCGGATGACCTGCCCTTCGATGTGCCCGACGAAAAACTGGACGGGTTCTACTGATGCCGCAGGCCGGGCCGGTTGATCAGTGGACGCCAAAGCTGGTGCGCGAACGGCTGATCGAGGCCGCGACCTGGGTGCGCTACTACGGCGGGCCGGTTGGCCCCGCCCCGATGCGTTCGGCGCTGCCCGGCTATGCCGTCTCGCTTGAGGATCACCTGGCCGAAGGCTGGGGCATTCCCGAGGTTGCCGGGAATGACGACGAGGCCGGGCGGCTGCAGCACATGCCGCTGCCCCCCGGCCCCGACCGGATCACCGCCCTTGAAGACGCGCTGACATGGGTCGGGCGCTATGTGGCGCGCGACCACCGCGTGCTGGCGCGGATTCTGCAGATGTGGATTCGCTGCCGGGTGTATCGCGGCAGCTTTGACGCGGTCTGCGCCGATCTGCGGATCAGCCGGGCGCATGCCTATGTGCTGCGCGACCGCGCGCTGGGTCTGATCGCGCGGGGCCTTGACGGCGAGGGGCACCGGCCATGACCCAGGAAACCGCCCCGGCCCCGCAGGCCGACGGGCCAGAGCCTGAGCCCGCGCCGAAGGCCCCGCAGAAGCCGCGCCCGAAGATGACGCTGGAAGAACAGGCGGTCTTTCTGGCGGGCATCCGGCACCGCTGCACGATGGCCACGGGCGACAGCGCGGGCCGGTTTGCCGGGGGCACGCATCTTTACCTGACGGAAGACGACGTGCTGGCGCTGGAAACAATCGAACAATCGCTGACCGTGCTGGCGCTGCACCGGGCCGATGTGCTGGTGCGCGACAAGATCGGGCGCGACCGGCGGGCGGGGTCCGGGGGCGGGCCGCGATGAACCCCCGGCTTGAACTTTACCGCTCGGGCGGGTCGCTGGTGGTACGGCGGATTTTCGGCAAGGCGGGCCGCCGGACGGTGGTGATCGACCGCGCGCTGCGGGCGCGGCAGGCGGCGGTGCGGATGGCCGGGGCGGGCGCGGATGTGGCGACGATTGCGCGGACGCTGCACCGGTCGCGGGCCTTCGTGCGGCGGGCCGTGGCAAAAAAAATTGGTCCTTATCCAACTTTCTTGTTGCCAAAGTTGGATTAAATCCATTATTAATCGGGCAAGGGCAAATCGCCCGGCTGATTGAAGGATTGATGAGATGAGCGAGACCGGAAGCTTCCACAGAGTGCACGCGCGCTTTGAAACCATGCAGAACCTTCTGAAAACCCTGCGGATTGACGAGGAAGACATTCGCAACGGCACCCGGCTTGCCGCCGATGCCGCGATTGTGCGGCAGAGCAGGGTTATTGAGAGCCTGTGCGAGATTTCCGCGGTGATGCAGGCCAAGGGTGACTTTGCTCTCATCGAAAATCTGCTGGCAGAGGCGGAGGAAGCAGCATGGAAATAGACCTGACCAAGTTTCAATGGGCCATCGACTGGATGGACCGCGCCCTGCGCGAAACGCGGGAAACGCTGGCCGAGGCGGACGCAGACAAGCGCTACGCCGTGACCAGAGTCGCCTTTATGTACATTGCCACGCGCGCCAGATGTCTGCCGGACGGCGCATCCCTTCGGGCGAACGGGAACATCACCCAATTTGATTGGCAGGGCATCCGGGCCATTGCCGGACTCGACCCGGACCTGACCTTGTTCGACGACTGGCTTGCCCTCGCCCGCAAGGCAGTGGGGGGTGCAGCATGAGCGCCGACTGGTACGAGCGGCGTCACGAGTTGCGCCCCGGCATGGTGTTCCGCTCGTCGGATGAGTCTCTGGTCAAACTGGACAGACGAGTCCCCGGTGACGGCACAAAATGGTATGTCGCCGATTGGTCCTATGGGTCATGGGGCTTCTACGACAGCACCATCGAGCCGGGCGACCTTGTTGAGGTTGCAGATGACCCGCAGGCATCCGCATGACCACCGACTGGACCCCGCCCGAAGACCGCATTGCGGACCTGATCAGCCGCTTCACGCCGCGCCAGCTTGCCATCGGCTACCTGCGGGCGCAGAGGCGCGCCCGTGAGGCCAACCTAGTGTCCGAGGTCATGAGCGGCCTTTCCGATGCGACCGTCTCTGTGGCGACGGGTGAGGCAAAAGCGGCCGAAGCCGCGCTTGACCGCACCTTGGTGACGCTGCGCACCGCGAAAGAGGTGCTGGAATGACCCCCGCCATCCCCGTTGACCGTCGCGGCACAGCGACGTCCTGCGCCGGTTTCCCTCCCTGTTGACGGCGCGCACCTGCCCCCGGCGACCTCCTCCCCGCCGGGGGCCTTTTCAGACCCCGCCATATCCGCCCGCCTCCCCCGTTTCCCAAGTTCCCTTCCGTTCGAGAGTGACCATGACCAAGACCATCCACTTCAACACAGGCCGGGCCTACGGCCGACATGGCCAGCGCATCGCGGCCACCCTGCATCCGGACGGGCGCGTCACCTTTTCCGACCACGACCGGATGATCGACGGCGAGTTCAATCTTCCCGACCCGGCCCTGTTTTCCGAAGGCACGGTCCTGCGGCGCTATGACCGGGGGAATTACACGCCGTCGAAGGCCGCGCTTGAAAACGGGCTTCTGCCGGGCGGCTGCAATGCCCTGCCGGTCATCCCCGCGCCGGGGGGCGTGTGACATGGCCGGTTCTGTCAACAAGGTTATTCTCGTCGGTCGCCTCGGGGGCGACCCCGAGGTCCGCTCGTTCCAGAACGGCGGCAAGGTGGTGAACCTGCGGGTCGCCACATCCGAAAGCTGGAAGGACAGGCAGAGCGGCGAGCGCAAAGAGCGCACCGAATGGCACAAGGTCTCAATCACGAATGAGTCCGCCGCGACGTTCGCCGAGCAGTATCTGCGCAAGGGGTCCAGGGTTTACATCGAAGGCCAGCTGGAAACCCGCAAATGGCAGGACCAAAGCGGGGCCGACCGCTATTCCACCGAAGTTGTGGTGCGCCCCTACAACGGGTCGGTCCTGTCCCTGGACAGCCGCAGCGACGGCGACGGGGCCGACCGCCGCGACGACAGCGACCGGGGCCGCGCGGCGCAGGGCGGATCGGCCGGGCGCGGGGCCGCAACCGGCGGCGCGCGCGGTGTCAGCGACCTGGACGACGAAATTCCTTTTGCGCCCGAGGTGCGGGCATGAGCGGATTCGAATTCAGCGCCGCGTTCCAGACCTACCGCGCCCGCGCCAAGCCGTCGCTGCCCGAAGACATGCGCCGCCTGATCGACGCGGCGGTGGCCGAGGGCCGGGTCACCAAGGTGCCCACCGGGGTCAGCGGCCTGCCCGGCTGCTTCTGGGACGGCGAGGCGCAGAACGGCAGCGGCATGCTGCGCCCGGTCAAGGCGCGCGGCTGGCGGAAAAGGCACAAGCCGTGGCCGGTGAAGGCGCTTTCTGCCCGGATTTTGGCTGCGGTGGAGGTGGCGTGATGAAAAACGCAAAGATTATCAGGAGCGCTTTGCGAGAAATGGAGGCCGAGCTTTTGTCAGAGCGGAAGCGGGCAGACGATTTTGAAAACTCCCTTGAATGCCTCCAAGATGTAGAACGGCAGGTCGCTTACTTGGTCAGCCATCATCTCTTTATGCTGATGCATGAAATAAAGGATTTGGGATGGAATGAAGATCGAGCCCAAATCTACGATCTGATTAAGGCCCGTAGGGAGCCGTTCAATTTAATTCTTGCGAGCAAGCCTGATTACAATGTTCCCGCGCCGAGAGATGAAAAATGACCGACCTTCTCGCCCCCCCCCTAAATCGCCACCTGGCGGCGAACCGGGGTCGGGACGCCTGGCAGGAGCGGGCGGCATGACCGCGCATTGGTCGCCGCAGCAGGCCGGGGCGCTGGACGCCGTGGCGGCCTGGCACCGCGCGTACAGCGCGGGCGAACGGGTGCCGCAGGTGTTCCGGGTGTTCGGCTTTGCGGGGACCGGCAAGACCACGCTGGCGCGGCATTTCGCCTCGACCATCAAGGGCCGCACCGTCTATGCGGCCTACACCGGCAAGGCCGCGCTGATGATGCAGCGCAATGGCTGCGAGGGGGCCTCGACCATTCACGGGCTGATCTACCAGGTCAAGGAGCGGCCCGACGGGTCTGTCGAATTCGTGCTGGACCCCGAAAGCGCCGCCGCCGACGCGGCGCTGATCGTGATCGACGAATGCTCGATGGTGGACGAGGAAATCGGCCGCGACCTGCTGTCCTACCGCCGGCCGATCCTTGTGCTGGGCGACCCGGCGCAGCTGCCCCCGGTGAAGGGCGCGGGCTATTTCACGGCGGCAACGCCGGACGTGATGCTGACCGAGATTCACCGGCAGGCGAAGGACAACCCGATCATCCGGCTTGCAACCGCGTCCCGGCTGGGCGAGCGCCTTGCCCTTGGCGAATACGGGGCAAGTCAGGTCGTTGCACGCGGCGTCCTTTCGGGGGCCGAGGTGCTGCGGGCCGACCAGGTGCTGGTGGGCCGCAACGACACCCGCCGCCAGTACAACGCCCGGATGCGGGGGCTGCGCGGCTTTTCCGGGCCGCTGCCCGATGCGGGCGACCGGCTGGTCTGCCTGAAGAACGACCGCAGCAAGGGCATCTTCAACGGCGGGCTGTTCCGGGTGACGCAGGTTCTGGAACCGGTTGCCACAAGGGGCCGCGACGCCGGGTTCATGAAGCTGCTGCTGGGCTCTGATGATTTTCCCGACCGGGCGGGGATCGAGGTGAAGGTGCACCGCGCCTTCTTTGACGGTGATCCGAACGCGCTGGACTGGACGGTTCTGCGCGGCAGCCAGCAGTTCGACTTCGGCTATGCCCTGACCTGCCACAAGGCGCAGGGCAGCCAATGGCCGGACGTGATTGCCTATGACGAAAGCGGGACGTTCCGCGAGGACTGGGCGCGCTGGCTTTACACCGCGATCACCCGCGCGTCCGAACGCATCACCGTGGTTCAGTAGGGGGCAGCCATGATCCGACGCCTCAAGATTGCCGGCCTGATCCTTTGGGCCATTGCGCTGATCGTTCTGGGCGGCGCGGCGGATGCCGCCGCGCGCCTGACCCGCTCGTTTGCCCTGCGCGCCATCGCCGATGACCTGGGCGGGGCGCATGACAGAACCCTGATCAGGATTGAAGGACTGCTGAAATGATCGACACACCCCCGACCCAGGCCGAAGCCGAAGCCGAGCGACGCGCGCAAGCCCGCAAGATGAAAGGCGGTGAGTGATGAAAGACCGAATCTTCTTTGCCTGTGTGTTCGCCTATGCGCTCTGCGCGGTCCTGACATTCGGCCATGCCGCTGCGAACACGGAATGCACTCGGGACAGGGTTCAAGAGTGCACTGAGGAGGCCGCGCTCAATGGCGCTTTGGCAGGCCTTGTCTGGCCGCTCTACTGGTCTTGGGTCGCGTTCGATGCGGATGGGCAGCATGGGTGAAGGCAGCGCAATCGAGTGGACCGACCACACCTTCAACCCGTGGACTGGCTGCACCAAGGTCAGCCCGGCCTGCGACCACTGCTATGCCGAAGGCTGGGCAAAGCGCAGCGGACATGTTGAATGGGGGCCGCACGCCCCGCGCCGCCGCACGGCAGCCGCAACCTGGCAGGCCCCGCTGAAATGGAATCTGGCGGCGTCACAGGCCGGGCGTGCGCGGGTGTTCTGCGCCAGCCTTGCGGATGTGTTCGACAATCACCGCTCGATCCTGCCCGAATGGCGTGCGGAGCTGTGGCAGCTGATCGCCGCCACCCCGCACCTGGACTGGCTGCTGCTGACCAAGCGGCCCCAGAACATCGCGAAGATGCTGCCCCCGACATGGGGCAACGGCTGGCCGAACGTCTGGCTGGGCACGACCGTCGAGAACCAGACCGAGGCAGACCGGCGGATTCCGCACCTGCTGGCCACCCCTGCGGCGGTGCGGTTCCTCAGCGCGGAACCGCTGCTGGGGCCGGTGGCGCTGGACGCGATCCTGACGCCGGACATGGGCATCTACGCTTTGACAGGCATAAGGTCAGACGGCAGAGGTCCTTCGGGGTTCAGTCGCGGCCCCCGTATTGACTGGGTGATCTGCGGCGGCGAAAGCGGCCCCGGTGCCCGGCCCATGCACCCTGACTGGGCACGGTCCCTGCGCGACCAGTGCGCAAGGGACCGCGTGCCGTTCTTTTTCAAGCAACACGGAAAATGGCTGCATGAAAGCCAAGACCCGTATGGGTATTGGGATTGGTCCTACGCCGAAGATCGCGGGATTTTGCACTCATGGCCTGACAAAACCGACTCAATACCGCTTCGCGGTAAATCCGCCGGTCGCCTTCTGGACGGTCGCGAATGGAACGAGGTGCCAAATGGCTGACAAGCCCAAACGCATCCAACTCTCGCGCCGCAAAGGCTGGCGGATGCCGCCGGGTGCGGTGAAGGTGGACCGGTCGGGCCAGAAGCGCTGGGGCAACCCGTTCCTGTGGTCGGGATACGGCAAGGCGCTGTCTGACGAAAACGGCGAGTCCCAGCGCGCCGCCGCCGTGGCCGACTACCGCCAGTGGATCATGCAGCCCGAACAAGCCCACCTGCGCGACGCGGCCCGCACCGAACTGCGCGGCAAAAACCTTGCCTGCTGGTGCCCTCCTGACCAGCCCTGCCACGCTGATGTTTTGCTGGAGCTTGCAAATGACTGACCGCACAAAAGACCGACTCGCGCGCGATCTTCGCGCCATCGCTGAAACCGCCCCACCCGAAAAATCAAGCATCTATCGCGCCCTTGCGGATCGTGCCGCGACCGGCGAGTTTGATGATTTCTCCAGCGTCCATTTCTGCGGGCCAACCGCCCTCTATCAAGCCCTGATCGGCCACGGATTGCAAAAATTCGCAAGGCGGGTGGCAGAAGGCGAATATGACGCCACCCGTGAGGAAAGCGACGAGTGGGCCAACTCGCCCGAAGGCCGCGAAGCAATGAAGGAATTTACGCCAGAACAGCGGGCCAGTCTGTTTGGAGTTTACGACGCATGACTGACCTCCCCCCGCCTTACCCCTTGCTCTGGCCCGAAGGCCAGCGGCGCACCGGCAGGCCCGGCGAGGCGCAATTCCGCACCACACGCCATCAGGCGATCCAGAACGTCGAAAAGTCGCTTGAAGATTTCGGGCGCGACAGCGGCATCCGCGTGGGCGGCGTGCAGATTACCTCCAGCGTCGCGGGCCTGCGGAGCGTCGAACCGGTCGATCCAGGCGTGGCGATCTGGTTTTTATGGGATGGCGACCTGCGCTGCATCGCGGTGGACCGCTACAGCAAGGTCGAGTGGAATTTGCAGGCAATCCACCATGTTCTGGAAGCCGACCGCACGAAGATTCGACACGGCGGGCTGGAAATGGTGCGCGCCGCCTGGCGCGGCCTCACGCTGGCCCTGCGCGCCCCCGGCGACCGGCCCTGGCACGAGGTGCTGGGCGTTCCCGCCACCGCCACCGCTGACCAGATCGACGCCGCCTGGAAGGCCCGCGCCCGCGATCTGGCAGCGCGCGGCGACGAGGTGCAGATGAAAGAACTGAACGTGGCGCGGGACAAGGCAAAGAAGGAGCGCGGCAATGGCTGACCGCAATGAGTCCCATCAGATTGAGGTGACCAACAATCTGATGGGAAAGCCGGTGGATCACATACAGCGCCACCATTTGCGCAGCATCAGGAAAAAGGTTTGAGGGATGGCTGACGAACACCAGATCACGCGCGGGGCAGACCTGACGGAGGCAGACATCGACCTTCTCGCAGCCGATGCGATTGCGGTCAGCTGGTGGTGCATGCGCAACCGGATCAAGCGCTTGGACCAGCAAGCGCAGGTGCGCGAGGCCCTGCGCGCGCGGCTGGGCCGCCGCCCGCTGGTGATCGGGAAGACCGAGGAGGAAAGATGACGACACTCACCGAGCGTGACGCAGAGTTGCTGGCGGCGGGGCAGGCAAGGAAAATGCCGGTTTCCGGCGATGACGTTCAACTTCTCGACGACCTTCACCAGAAAGGGCTGGTTGTTCTGTCCGGTGCGCGACCGGTTTGTTTCAAGACGACCGGTGACGGCCATGCCGCCCTGGCCCGCTATCGGGCGGCCACCGCCAGCAAAGACTTTTCCGGGATCACCGCCGCCGAGGTTAACGAATGGCTGGCTACCCTGCCGCCCTGGGGGGAACCATGACCCTGAGCCTCGCCCTGGCACTCACCTGCGCCCTGCTGTCCGTCACCGACGGCGACACAATCCGCGCCGCCTGCCCGGACCCGGTGATCATCCGCATCGCCAATATCGACGCGCCCGCAGGCGCCGATTGCCCCCGTGACGCCGCGCGCTCTGCCGATACCCTGGCCGACCTGCTGACCGGCACGATCACGGTGCAGCCGCTTTACCTCGACCGCTGGGGTCGCACCGTGGCCACCGTCACCGCGCAGGGCCAAGACGTTGGGCAGACCCTGCTGGACGCCGGAGCTGCGAAGAAATGGCCGCACGACAGCAAGGGCCGCGCGCAGCAGCCCAGGCCGAAATGGCGGGGGTGCAGATGACCCCGACCTACCGCCGCGCGCTGGCCGAATTCCGCGCCGCCGGGATCGACATTCTTGTCATCCCCGGCCCCGGCCAGGTGACGGGCAAGGCATTTGCCCGGCCCGCCGATCCGGAAGAATCGCCGCAGCGCACCAGGCTTTACGTCACGATTCAGGGGTCCACCTTCAGCGGCCTGTGGCTGTTCGTCCTTCTGCACGAGGTGGCGCACCATTCGATGGGCCACACAACCGTCCGTACCACCGTGCCTGTCTGGCAGCAGGAATACGATGCCGATCAGGAAGCCCTGCGCCTGCTGGCCGGGTGGCAGCCCGCCGCCCTGCCGCGCTGTGAGGCCGCATCAAAGCAGCACATCCGGCCCCGGCTGCAGGCAATGATCAATGCCGAAATCTGGAACCACGTCGACGGCGACATTGCCCGCTGGGCGGGCTGCACCTTACCCCCGGAGTATCACGAATGGAGGGCCGACATGGCAGCGGGTGCCCCGTCGGTAGATTTGGAGTTCTGACTGCACCCCGACCGCCTTTTCCCCGTTTCAAGGAGTAACCAGTGAACGACATGACCTTCGACGGGCCTTTGCCCCTGATCATCGACAGCTTTGCCGGGGGCGGCGGGGCCTCTACCGGCATCGAACTCGCCCTTGGCCGGTCGCCCGACGTGGCGATCAACCACAACGCCGCCGCCCTGGCCCTGCACGCGGCCAACCACCCCGAGACGCTGCACCTGGACAGCAACATCTGGGATGTGGAGCCGCGCGCCGTCACCAAGGGCCGCCGGGTCGGCCTGCTCTGGGCCTCGCCCGATTGCAAGCACTTCTCCAAGGCCAAGGGCGGCGCGCCGCGCGACCGTAACATCCGGGATCTGGCGTGGGTCGTGGTGCGCTGGGCGGAAGAGGTGAAGCCCGACGTGATCCTGATGGAGAATGTCGAGGAATTCCAGACCTGGGGACCGATCGACAACGAAGGCCAGCCGATCAGGGAATTCGCCGGGCAGACCTACGAGCTTTGGGTCAGGCGTCTTCGGGCCGCCGGATACCGGGTGCAATGGCGCGAGCTGCGCGCCTGCGATTACGGCGCGCCCACGATCCGCAACCGCTACTTCCTTGTGGCGCGGCGCGATGGGCGGCCCATCGTCTGGCCGAAGCCCACGCATGGCGATCCGAAATCGGACGCGGTGAAGAAGGGCCGGCTCAAGCCGTGGCGCACCGCCGCCGAATGCATCGACTGGTCGGTGCCCTGCCCGTCGATCTTCGACAGTGCCGAACAGATCAGGTCCACGCTGGGGCTGGCGGCAAAGCGCCCGCTGGCCGACAACACGCTGGCCCGGATCGCGCGCGGGATGAAGCGCTATGTGATCGAGGCCGAGCGCCCCTTTCTGGTCAACCTCACGCACGGCGGGCGCACCGAGGATGTGGCCGAGCCGTTCAAGACGATCACCGGGGCGCACCGGGGCGAAAAGGCGCTGGTGGCCCCGTCGATCACGCGGTTCAACGGCGGGGCCACGGGCAGCGCGATGGATGATCCGATGCCGACGGTGACCGCGAATAGCTGGATCAGGAAGCCGGGCGGGGCCGCCCCGCTTGGCCTATTGGCCCCGTCGCTGGTCAGCGTGGCGCATGGCGACAGCGGCGGGCGGCTGGAATACCCGCTGACAGACCCCTACGGCGCGGTGACCGCGGGGGGCATCACCCACGCGCTGGTGGCCCCGGTCCTGACCTATGCCCAGCAGGGCGGGGCTACCCGGTCGCCGCAAAGCCCGCTGCACACCGTCACCGCCTCGGCCAAGGATCAGAACGCGGTGATCCTGCCGACCCTGATCCAGACCGGCTATGGCGAGGCTCCGGGCCAGGCCCCCCGCGCGCTGGATATCGGCCAGCCCCTTGGTACGGTCGTGGCGGGCGGGGTGAAGCACGCGCTGATTGCCACCACGATCATGGGCTGCGGCGGGCGGGCGGCGCAAAGCCGTCCGCGCGGGATCGACGAGCCGACCGCCACCGTCACCGCCAAGGCCGATGCCTGCGCCGCCGTCGCCTTTCTTGCCCAGCACAACACCGGAGTTACCGGGCACGACGCGCGCGAGCCGCTGTCAACCGTCACCGGGGCCGGGTCGCACCAGCAGCCGGTCGCGGCCTTCATTGCCCGGCATTTCGGGGCCAGCATCGGACATTCCGCCGGGGCACCGCTTGGAAACGTGACGGCGGACGGGGGCGGCAAGAGCAGCCCGGTCGCGGCCTTTTTCGCCAAATACTACGGTACCGGCGACGGCGCGCGGCAGGACGAGCCGATGCACACCGTCACCACGAACGACCGCTTCGGCCATATGCAGGCCGTGCTGGCCTGCCCGCCCTTCGGCCCCGAGCATGAGGCCCGCGCCCGCGAGGTGGCCGAATTCCTGCGCGCGCACGACGCCTGGCACGGCGGCGAGTTCGTGACGCTGACCATCGACGGCGGCACCTTTGTGGTGGTTGACATCGGGATGCGCATGCTGACGCCGCGCGAGCTGTTCCGGGCGCAGGGCTTTCCCGAGGATTACGTGATCGAAGGGGTCTGGGAAGAGCGGGGCGGCGACTGGCACTGGCGGCCCTTCGCCAAGGATGTGCAGGTCGGATGCTGCGGCAACTCGGTGTGCCCGCCGCTGGTCGACGAGCTGGTGCGCGCCAACTGCGGGCATCTGGTCACCGACGCCGCGCGGGCCGTGCCTGCGGGGCAGGAGGCCGGGCATGCCTAAACTGACCTGGCAAAGCGCCTTTTCCTGCTGCCCGCCGATCCGCGACGGCGGCACCATGGATTCCTGCCTGCTGGGCGCGGTCGAGGTGGGGCGGGTCCAGAAGATCGGCAACCGGGGGGCGTGGATATGCTGGCTGCCCGGTGCCAGCGGCCAAAGCTACGCGGGGTGGAAGGACGCCAAGGATTGGCCTGCCGCCCGCGCCGCCCTTGCCGCCCGCGTATCCCTGTTTCTGGACGCCGCCGGGCTTGACGCCCGCGACAGCGCGGCAAGGCCGCCCGCGCCCGCAATCCCGCCCCTTGGCACCACGCCCACGGGCGCTGCAACCCAACCTGATCTGTTTGAAGAGGCTCGCCCGTGACCCAGAACACATCCTCCGCCGTCATGGCCCAGCGCCGCGAACCCAAAGACAGCCTGGACGATTTTCCGACCCCGCCCTGGGCCACCCGCGCGCTGTGCGAATTTCTGCTTGAGCATGGCCTGATCTGGCCCGGCATGTCGGTGCGGGAACCGGCGGCAAACCGGGGCCACATGGCCCGCGCGCTGGGCGAATACTTTTCGCGCGTGATCGCCTCGGACGTGGCCGATTATGGGGCGGGCTTTCCGATCGACGATTTCCTGATGCCCGGCAATCTGGAAACCGCGCATTGGACGATCACCAACCCGCCGTTCCGGCTGGCCGAAGAATTTCTGTTCCGGGCGTTGCAGACGACTCGCCATGGTGTGGCCCTGCTGGGCCGCACGTCTTTCCTTGAGGGGATCGGCCGCCATGAACGGGTCTTCAGTCAGGCCGCGCCGGATCACGTCCTACAGTTTTCGGAAAGGGTGGTGATGCACAAGGCCAGGCTGTCAAAAGACGGCAGCACGGCCACCGCCTATTGCTGGCTGATCTGGCGGAAGGACGGCAACAACGCGGGAAGCACACTGCACTGGACCGGCGTCTGCCGCAGCAGGCTTGAGCGGCCCGGCGACTATCCCTGAGGCCCGGCATTGAGCGCGGCGATGAACAGGCGCGCGCCCTTGGCAAAGGCCGCATTGGCCACATCGGACCCGGACACCGTAATTTCGCCGCGCCGCGCCAATTCAATATCCGACGGGAACGGGTAGGGATTGCCATCGACAAAGACATTGGCGACAGAGACCGAAAGTGCCTTTGGGGTGTCATTGATGATTCTTGCCGACACCGTAAAGCCCTGCGATCCGATCTGGTTCTGCAAATCCTCCGGGATGGAATTGAACAGCGCGGCCAGCGTCGTGTCATTGGAATGGATTTCGATAAAGGTTGTGTCCTTTTCCTGGAAGATTCCGACATAGACCGGCTTCAGGCTGTCAGACTTTCCGTTCGCCAGCTCTGCCACCATCTGCGTTTCGACATCGAAATCGGCAAAAGTCCTGAATTCCACCTCGCGGCAGCCGGAATAGGTCGCGGCGGTAAAATGGGCGGACAGCGGCCCCGTTAAACTGTCAGCGGCCTTCTGGCATTCGTTCTGCGACGGAACCTCGAAGGCCAGCCGCATGGCGGCGGGAAGGGCGGCAGACCCGTCCCGGATCGCCCGAACGTCGGAGAGATAGATGTCGCTCAGGACATCAACCTGGCACCCGGCCAGGGCAACCGGCGCGCAGAGCGCCACCACGCGAAAGGCATGCACCATAGGAAACCCCCTGAATGCCCACCGGCCCCGGCGGGCGTTACACAGCGTTACATCCATCAAATGTCACGCAATGTCACGTTTTTCCCGACAGCCTGCCCGTGACGGGCGAAAATGCGTCACGATCCGGCCAACTGCCGGAAAAATTCCTTTAATTGCAGCGGGCAGGGCCAGAGAACGTGACATTCCAAAAGAATTTGTCACGAAATGTCACGCGATGTCACGCGATGTCACGCGATGTTGGCCGAAAACAAGTGTCTTATCCGAAAACATGAATGTTGCATTTTTTGGCCGCGCGCGAAAAACCGGCCTAAGCCCCTTGTCCAAAAATCCAAATATGACCGAATCCACCCCTCGCGCCGCCCGCGCCGTGGCGGCCCCTCACGCAGTTGTGATTGGACGAAAACCAACTTAAAGGGCTGTTCTTCGCGTCGTGGGGACCCCGTGTGCGCGGATTTTCCCTCTTCCCTTGTTGAGTCAACTGAGGAGAGAAAGACGTTCCAACGTCTTTCTCTCTCCTTCTCAGACAGAACTCTGAACTTCTCATCACCCTGAAATCATCAGTCAGAGGTCCGCGCGCATGGACGGGATGAAGATTATCACCCGAACGGACGACGACGCCCTGATCTCCTTCGAAGCCGCTGTGTATCGCGTAGGCCAAGGCAGCGCCCGCAAAGCCTTTTCCCGCGCCATGAACCATGAAGGCCGAAAGGGCACCACCGCGCTGAAACGCACGCTGCGTAAAACCACGTCGATCAAGATCAGCCACATCAATGAGGCAATCTCTTTCCACCCGGCCTCGAAATACACGCTCAAGACAATCGTTCGCGGAATTCATCGACCCATTTCTTTGCGATACTTCGGACCACGGCAATTTAAATACGGGGTGCGGGCAAAGGTCTGGGGGCGGGCGCAAAGATATAAGGGCGCTTTCATTGTCCGGTCTCTCGGCGGCGGCGTCTTCAAAAACACGGGCGGGTTCAATGAAAAGTCCCGCCGCAACAATGCCATCGAAAAGCTTTGGGGGCCGATCATTCCGAAAGAAATGATCACCCCGGAAGTCGAGGCCGCCTTTCTTGCCCCGATGAACAATGTAGCCGACCGCGCCGCCCACGAGCTGAGCCGCATCCTCGCCCGCTGAAACGTCCAAACACACCCGAACGGCGTCCCTTCCCTGCACCCTGCAGGCCGGGAGGCTACGGGGAATCTGCCCCCGCCCCCCCCTCCCCTTAGGGACCGGTTGCCGACCCCCCTCCTGCGGGCGAGCGCGGCCCCGGGTTTTGGGCGTTTTTTGCATTTTGCAAAACGGGTTTTGATTTGGCCTCTCGGGGCCGAAAGCCCTTCCGTAACCGGGAGGCGTCGGGTCGCGCCAACGACCTTCTGCACGGGGCCGATTGTTGAGGCCGACCCCGCCGACCATGTTCTCGCTCTTGGCCGCTCCCACCCGTCGACGGGCAGCGGCGTTATGGGGCGATTCTGAAAGATGACGAAGGAAAATTTCCAACGGCCCGCCGGGTCTGTGATAACCGTCGCGTTGCGGCGGGCTGACGAACTTGTGCCCTATGGGCGCAACAGCCGGGTTCACAGCGACGAGGCTGTTGCCAGGCTGGTTCGGATCATCGGCGAGATGGGCTGGACATCGCCCATCCTGACCGACGCGGAAAGCATCGTTGCCGGGCACAAGCGCCGCCTTGCGGCCCTGTCAATCTATGGCGCGGGCGGGACAATCCGCTTGCCGGGCGGCCAGGTGCTGCCCCCCGGCTTGGTGCCGGTGATCGATGTGACCGGCTGGACCGAGGCGCAGCGCCGCGCCTATGTGATTGCGGACAACCAGACCACGCTGGAAAGCGAATGGGACGGCGATCTGCTGCGGCTGGAACTGTCCTGGCTGTCGGAGCAAGACGGGTTCGATATGGACCTGACGGGCTTTGACGGCGATGCGCTGGCCGCCGCGCTTGCCGTTTCGGACGGCAGCCCGGATCAGGGACAGCCGGATGATCCGCTGCGGGTCAGCCTTGCCGACCGCTTCGGTGTGCCGCCGTTTTCGGTGCTGTCAGCGCGCGATGGCTGGTGGCAGGATCGCAAGCGCGCCTGGTTGCGGCTTGGGATCATGTCGGAGCTGGGCCGGGGTGCGGCGACAATCAACGACGCGGCCCCCGGCGGGTCGGCGCGGCCCCTTGACCGCCAGCGGGCGGCAAAGGCCTCACCTGGCGGAAGTCCGAGACCGTCGGCAAACTATGGGCAGTCCAGGGCACGCGGCGATGGCCGTGGCCGGGAGGTCTGACCGATGCCGAAGACTCAGGGCACAACCTTTGACAACCAGGCCGGGCTGACGGCCATTCAGAAACAGGGCCGACGCCGGAAGGCAAATGCGGAACCTGCCGGGGGCGGGGGCGGGGGATGGGCGGCGCACAACCGCAAACAGGCGGAGCGGCGCGCGGCGCTGCAGCGCGACATCCTGCCGGGTGGCCTGACCTTTCATCCGATTGAGAGCTTCGACGGGGCCGGTCGCGCGATTACGGGCACATCGGTCTTTGATCCGGTGCTGTGCGAACTGGCCTATCGGTGGTTCTGCCCGCCGGGCGGGCTGGTGCTTGACCCGTTCGCGGGCGGATCGGTGCGCGGGATTGTGGCGAGCAAGCTGGGGCGCGGGTATGTCGGTCTAGATCTGCGATCTGAGCAGATCGAGGCAAACCGGCAGCAGGCAGATGCCATTTGCACTGATGGGCCCTTTCCCGTCTGGCATGTGGGCGACAGCCGCGACATTGGCGTGATTGCCGCCGGGGTGCAGGCGGATTTCCTGTTTTCCTGCCCGCCTTATGCCAACCTTGAAGTCTATTCGGACGATCCGGCAGACCTGTCAACCATGGCCTATCCGGCCTTCCGGGAAGCATATTTCGCGGTGGTCGCCGGAGCGGCAAAGCTGCTGAGGCCCGACCGCTTCGCCTGCTTTGTGGTCGGCGAGGTCAGGGGCAAGGACGGTGCCTATCTGGGTTTCGTGCCGGATACGGTTGAGGCATTCCGCCGGGCCGGGCTGACCTACTACGGCGAGGCGATCCTTGTGACGGCGGCGGGTTCGCTGCCGATCCGGGCAGGCAAGCAGTTCGAGGTGGCGCGCAAGTTCGGCAAGACCCACCAGAATGTGCTGCTGTTCGTGAAGGGGGACGCGCGGGCGGCGACGGCCGCCGTCGGCCCGGTGGAAGCGGGACCCTTCGATGACGAAACGACCGATGACGGTTTGATCAACCCATGGGGCGACGAGGACGATGCAGACCCTTGAGCAATCTGCCGCGAATGGGGCGCTGGCCGACGTGGCGGCGCGCCTGTTTGCCTGGGGGTCGCAATGGCCTTTGCCCGAATTGGCGGACGTGCCCCCGCTTTGGCAGGGCTTCGTTGGCAGGGTCGGGTTCTTCTGCGGTGTGGACGCCAAAGCAACGGGGGCGGGCTATCCCGCCCCCTTGTCCCGGCGGCTTGATCAGCGCCGCGTGGTCGTTCTGTTTTCTGGCGGAAAAGACGGTCTGGCGACGGCGCTCAAACTTCGATCTGACGGGCTTGTTCCCGTCCTTCTGCATGTGCGCGGGATAAACGGGGCGGCCTATGCCCACGAGGCGCAGGCAGCCCGGCGGGTGGCCGATGTTGCTGGCTTTGCGTTCCGCGAATTGCGGGTCGTCCTGCGGGGGAAGTCAGATCACACTGAGAACCCCGCCAAAAATCTGGTGCTGGCTTGTCTGGGCGCGTCTCTTGCCGTGCAATGGGGGGCCGGCACCGTTGCCCTTGGACTGCTGTCCGAGGACACCGAAAGCACAAACCCGCGGTGCGGCCTGTCTGACAACATCACGGTGTCGGTGTTCGGGTTTGCAGCGATTGAGGCGATGACGCCGGGCCTTCGCGTGATCCCGGCAACGATGCCGAACGACAGTGCCTCGATTGCGCGGGTCTGGCACGATTGCCCGGCGGCTTTGCCCGAAATATCGTCTTGCATGGCGGGCGCGCGATTCAAGGCAAAGCTGCACCGGACGAACAACACGAAATTCCGGGCGGGCCTGCTGCCCGGACGGTGCGGCAGTTGCTACAAATGCGCGCTGGAATCCATCACCTTGGCGGCGCTTGAGGGGCGGGTGCTGCCATCCGAATGGGCTGCCCATTGCGTGGAGAAACTGCGTCGGGGTGCACAGATCGTTTCCGGGTCGGCGGCCCTGCCGTCGGAGGCAAAGGCTTTCGACATGTTCATGTCTGATGCGGTGCCCTGGCGGGCGGCGCTGGGCCTTACGGCAGCCGATAGCGCGACTTGAGCGCGTCAATTCCGCTGCGGATCAGCGCCTCGGGGTCTTTGCCGATACTGCGGTAGAAGCGCGGGTTAAGGCCCGCCTCATGTGCCCGGACGATTGCGGCGGCATGATCGCCGAGGTCGGGAAAGCGGGCTGCGATGCGGAGTGCCAAGGTCCAATCGCCTGACGCGGCGGCAGCCTTAAGCTTTGAAATTTTCGTTTCCATCCAGACACCTATCGCTCTTCTATTGGATTTAATCCAGCTTGGGTCAGGTGCCAAGCCAGCACGCGGCGAGGACATGGCAGAAAAACCGGAAGGCCAGGCCCCAACAGGCGAGATCACCACCGAACAGGCCGGGCGGCTGCTTGAGCTGACCGCAGAGCGCGTGCGGCAGCTGATCAAATCGGGCCATATCGAAAAGACGCGGCACGGGCATACGACGCTGGTGTCGGCGGTGCGCGGGTACATCCGGTTCCTGAAGGAGGCGGCAAGCGAGCGGACGCAGAACGCATCCGAAAACCGGGTCCGCGATGCGCGGGCGCGGGAAATCGAACTGCGGCTGGCTCGGGACTCGCGCGACCTGATCCCGCAGGAAGAGGCGCTGCTGGCCATGACGATGCTGACCACCTTTGTGGCGCAGCAGTTCCAGGGCCTGCCCGCCCGGATCACGCGGGACTTGGCCCTGCGCAGGACAATTGAGGCCGAGCTCCATGGCGCGCAAGAAACCATCGCCGCAGCACTCGGAAAACTGTCGGGCTTTGTTCAGGACGGCGGCGATCCTCCTGAAACCCTCGCCAAAGGCTTATCCTGACGAATGGGGCGCGGCGAACCGGACCTATCCGGCGACGACCGGATGGCCGGGGCCGCGCAACCCGAACCTGACGGGGTATATGATTCCCTTCGGTCGGGCGATCCATGACGGGCGCTACAAGCGCGTCGTTGCGGTGACGGCGGCACAGTCCGGCAAGACCGAGACCTTTCTGGACATCATCGGGTCCCGGCTGGACCAGCGGCCCGCGCCGATCCTTTACGTCGGCCCGTCGCAGGATTTTGTCACCGACCAGTTTGAGCCGCGCCTGATGGGCCTGCTGGACGAGGCCCCGACGCTGGCCGCCAAGGTCGCGCGGGGGAAGGCCAGCAAGAAGACGCAGAAATGGATTGCCGGTGTGAAGGTCCGCCTCGGTTTTGCCGGGTCGTCGACCAGCCTGAAATCCGACAGCTTTTCCCTTGGTCTGGTGGACGAGTACGACGAAATGACCGCCAATATCCGAGGCCAGGGCGACCCCTTGGGACTGGCGGATGCGCGCGGCGAAACCTATGCGGATTTCGTCATCGCCGTTACCTCCACCCCGTCGCGCGGGATGCTTGATACGGAGATTGATCCTGTCAGCGGGCTGGAGTTCTGGAAGCCCGGCGATCTTGAGACGGTCGAAAGCCCGATCTGGCGGCTGTGGCAGGCGGGGACGCGGCATCACTTTGCCTGGCCCTGCCCGCATTGCGAGGCGCATTTCGTGCCGATGCGCAAGCATCTGAAATGGCCGAAGGGGTCAACGCCGTCGCAGGCGCTGCGGTCGGCCTATGTCGAGTGCCCGCAGTGCGGCGGCGTGATCGAGGACTATCACAAGCCCGCCATGATCGCGGGCGGGGTGCAGATCGCGCCGGGGCAGACGATTGACGACGCGCGCAACTGCGTGAACGAGCCGGATGTGACGACCTGGTCTTGCTGGACAAGCGGGCTTTGCAGCCCCTTTGTGACCTTCGGCCAGCGGGCGCAGAAGCTGCTGGATGCGATGGCGACCGGCGAGGCCGATAAGGTTCAGACCGTCGTCAACGCATCCTTCGGAGAGTTGCACAGCCTGGTATCAGCCGACGAGCGCCCGACTTTTGAGGCGGTTCGCGACCGGGCTGCGGGAAACCCGTATCGGGCGGGAGACGTCCCTGCAGAGGCGTCCCGGTTTGTCATGGCCGTGGACGTGCAGAAGTTCTCGCTGTTCTGGACAGTGCGGGCCTTTGGCGCGCGCGGCACCAGCTGGAACGTCGCGCATGGGCAGCTTTTCGGGCCAACCGACCAGGATCAGGTCTGGGATGATCTGGCCGACCTGATGCTGTCCCCGATCGGCGGCGTGCATGTCGAAAAGGTGGGCGTCGATTCCGGGTTCCGGCCCGGCAAAAAAGACGCGGTGCCGGAACACAAGGTCTATGAGTTCGCGCGCCGCTACCCTTGGCTGGTGATCCCGACCAAGGGCAAGGACGTGCAGAACCCGCCCTACAGGATCAGCCAGATTGAGGTGAAACCCGACGGGCGCAAAACGGTCTATTCGATCCGGCTGGCCTGGCTGTCGTCGGACTTCTTCAAAAGCCTGTTCCTGTCGCGGCTGGCCCTGCCGGCCGGGCAGCTTGGGGCATTCTATCCGCATTCGGATGTCGATGACGATTACTGCAAGCAGCTTGTCAGCGAGGTGCGGGTCATCGAGGACGGCAAGCCAAAATGGGTGCAGACGTCTAAGGACAACCACTTTCTGGACTGCGAAGCGATTTGCGAGGCCATGGGCTATGCGCTCAACGTCCAGCGGATTCCGGATATAAAGGTGCTGCATGACGGGCCGGCCCGAGACGGGCCGGGGCCGGACCCCGGCCTGCAGTATGGCGACGCAGAGGATGCCCCACTGCCGCAGCCTGTGCCGCAAGGCAATTCGGACGCGGCACCGCGCACCAGGGCGCGCTTTTCCGGGCTTGGCGCGCGGCTGAACCGGTAGCGCGCCACCCCCTTACCCAGGAGATATGACGATGTCGAAATCAGACGCCTTTGAGGCGGCGCTGCTTGATCTGCTGTTTCTGAATATCGCGATGCCCAACATTGGCGATGCGGCAGGCCTGCGCGCGACAACGACCGCCGGGCAGCTGTTCTTTTCGCTGCATACCGCCGATCCGGGCGAGGCCGGGGCGGCGCAGACCACGAACGAGGTATCCTACACCGGATACGCCCGCATCGGCGTGGCGCGTGGGGCGGGGGGGTTTGTCAGGTCCGGGAACGTGGTTACCCCGGTTGCAAACGTGGATTTCGCCGGGTCTACCGGCGGGTCTGGCAACGCCACGCATTTTGCCATCGGGACCGCCGCGACCGGGGCGGGCATGATCCTTTACAAGGGCGCGATAACCCCGACCATCGCCTTCGCGCCCGGCTCCTCGCCGCCCCGGATTCTGTCGTCAACCTCCGTCACGGAGGACTGAGGGATGTGGCAGGTTTGGCGCGCCTTCTGGGCCGAACTCAACACCCCTGACCGGTTTGAGGGCAAACCCTACATCGGGTTCATAAACCAGGTCGGTCACATCTCGCTGGGGCGGTATGCCGCCGAGACGGTCGGTTCGATGTGGCATCAGACCGCCGGAACAATGCCGAATCTGTGGGCCGTCGCCGTCGCCTTGACCGGGCTTTACGCCGTGCTGATCGAGCTTGTGAAGCAGAAATGGGCCGGAGTCGACACGGTCAATGACAGCGGATTTTTTGCCTTGGGGGCATTTTATCTGCCGCTTGCCATGAGCCTGACCCCCTCGGGTCGGTGGTTTCGCGTTGGTGACTGGTCGTTTGGCAATCTGGTCTGGCTGGCCTGCGTCGCGCTGGCGCTGGCGCTGTACGTCTGGCCCCGCGCGAGGCGGGCTTTTGGGGGTGAGAAATGACGCCAGAACAGAAGCTGGAACTGGAACTGAAAGTCGCGGAACCGCAATTCGCTGGCCCGCCGCGCATGCCGGAAGACCGTGTGGCGGAAATCCTGAACACGCCTGACCCGCAATTGCCCCCGGTGCTGACCAAAATCACAGGGCGGGAACTGGCAGAGGTGCCTGCATGGACCGGTGAGTTGGGGCTTCTGCGGATTGTGGCGAAGACAGGGATTGTTCCCGCGTCCAGGCACCCGAGCGGGTTTGCAACGCCGGTGCCGGAAGATGGTGCGGTCGCAATCGAAACCTTGCTGGATGCCGTGGAGCGCAACCTGACGCTGGACCTTTTGCAACCGGTGCCGGAAGGCGCACCGACACCGGTTGTCCTGCTGACGGGCATGCTGACCGGGATTGAAGCAATGGGGCTGCTGTCGGCAGGTACCAAAGCCGCAATCATGGCAAGAACGACAAAGCTACAATCATGGGCGGAGTCGAAAGAAATCGGCTTTGTGACGGCCAGAATGGTCGGGCTGGCGCGGGGGGATGAATAATGGCCGTCGCAAAATGGAGCGCCTTCGAATCTGAGACGGTCAACCTGGCCGGTACGGCGCTGGATTCAAAGGCGAACGGCACAACAACATTCGTTGTCGATCTGGACAATACCTCTGCAAGAAACCTTTACGCCAGCTTCTTTGCCATCTTTGGGTCAATCACCCCGGCTGCGGGGGGCAGCGTCACGCTGAGCCTGCGGCGCAAGCGCGGCGCGGCCTATGCCGAAAACCCGTGTGAACAGGTCACATCCGGCGTCACCGGCACAGGCGCGCGGTCCTTTTCGCTGGAGTTCGCCATGCGCCTGCCGGGGCCGGGGGTCTATGGCCTGTATTTCACCAATACCCTTGGCGTCAGCACGGCGGCCAGCGGCAATTCTTTGGTGCGGTCTGACTTCAACGAAGATGTGACCTGATGCCGCGCGCGGTTGGGCTGGACCGGTCATACCGGGAGGCGCGCGATCAGCGGCGGCTGTGGTCGCCGGAAGAACTGCGCCCGATTGCGTGGTACGACGCATCTGACCTTTCGACGCTGACGCTTGGTGCCAGCGGCATTACCGCATGGCGCGACAAACTCGGAAGGTCGGCCTTGAACCTGACCGCAACCGGCAATCCGGGGCTGGCTGCAGTCAACGCGCCTCCGGTGTCCTGGACGCCGCTGCCGGTTGTAGTTTTCAATGGCACCAGCCACCTTATGACCGGCGCGGCGATCAGCAATTACGCCCCGACCACAGGGTTT